CTAGCATTTCTGCCGCTCCCGCGCAACAACAATAACCTTGCCAAACTGGTTTGTGGTCCGCGAATGGTCCGCAAGCCATGAAAGGGCCTCGCCCCAAACACGTTGCCAAATGGCACTAAGCGCCTGTTTCGCAGAGGAAAGGCGGGCCGGATCGTACTTCGCGTAAACTGCCGTGGTCCGGTTGCTCATCAGGTGCCCGAGCAAGCCTTCGACATCGGACTGCGGAACGCTCATTGCGCGGAGCTCGGTAGCGATCGTGTGGCGGATCGTCTTGGGGACGATATTCGCCGGCAGGCCCAATGCGGCCCGCATCGTCCGCCACCAGCGCTTGCGGCTCAACGCGCGCGGATGGGGATGCGAGGCCCAGGCATCGAGCCACGGCCGAAACTCGGGGATCACCGGGACGACGGCATTCCGCTTCTTGGTGAGCGGCAGGCCGTGGGGATGAGTGTCGAATAGATCGCGCTTCATCTGCTTGTCCGGCTGCCATCGCAGTACCGCATCGGGCCTCGCCGCGGTAGCGATCATCCCCAATATCCAGCGCAGCGCCTCGATATCATTGAGCGCATAGCCGACGATTGCGCCGAGCTGATCATAGGTGAGCGTCACGTCTCGCGGCGGCGAACGCTGGTCGGTAGCCACGCTCGGCACCCTAGGCGCGAAAGTCAGCCGCCCGTGCGCCTCATGGTGATTGAGCGCGGCCCGAACGTCCTCGAGATTGCGCTTGACGCTTTCCCCCTTCACGCCCGGCGACGAGTGTCGATAGTCCCGGCCCTGCCAGGTTATTGCGTAGTCGTGCGGCCCCATGCGCCAGGCGATGAAGCGCCTGAAAACGTCGGGGGTGAGCCCCGCCACGGTTACGCCGATGGTCACGCGATCCTGCCGCAGGAACGAGATGAACTGGCGAAGCGAACTGGCGATTTGCGCCGAGCCGATGGCCTTGCACCCCCGCTCGTCCCAATACAGCATGAGCAGCGGGACGGCCGGCGCTTCATCCGGCGCCTGCTTTCCCTTGGCGCGCTCGGCTTCGACGTGGCGGTGAAGGGCGGCCTTCGCATCGGCTATCTCCCGGCAACCAGAGCTTCGATGCCGCGTAGTTCGTGCTTCCGCGTCGTAGGTGAAGATCTGGATGAAGGGCGATTCCGCGCGGGTGCCGAGCCAGTAGTCGCCGACTGTGTAGAGGCGTTTTGGTCGGCCCATTTTGCCGTCAACTCCTTATTCTCGGCGTCGGATAGCATGTTGAGCAAGCCTAGGTCAGCAAGGGCCTGCAGCTCGTCTGCGGTGAAGCGCGTTCCCTGCTCATTGCGAAGGGCGCGCCGGTACTTCTTGGCGATCGATCCGATTTCAGCGCCCATGGCTATCCGCTTCCGCTTCGGTGAGAAGGTCAAGGAGAGAAGGGTTAGGCATCCAGATGGCCCATTCGATAGGGCGTGGGGCGATGCGCTGATTTCCGGGTGGGCGGGAAGCCGTTGAAAATGCGCTGGCGGAGTAGCGCGGGCCTCCCTTGCCGCCTCGGTCTGGAGCCTTGGGTTGCGGGCGTCTCCGGTGCCCTGTCGGGGAACGTCCCCTGCCGCGGCCGAGCGCTCAGGCGCTCGCGCCGCCGCCGGGCCGGATGGTGTCGATCAAGGTCATCAAAGCAGAAATGGCCGAGGCCATCTAGGTGTCCGTCTTCATGGTTGCGGTCTCCTTTTTCATCGACTATGCCGAAGCTCGGCAAACAGCGAAGGCCCATCGCTATCACGGTTTTTGAGGGGCTGCAAGCGATTTTCACGCCGCCCTCCCATAGCTCTCCGGCCCCAGCGGAATAGCCGTTCCACAGAAGGCGCATTCGGCCGACAGCCGCCCGATCAGCCAACTGCTACGGCCACAGCCCGGACAAGAGCATCCAGGTTTGTGACGGATGACGTAGCCTCTATGGTGGGGATCGTGGGGAAGGGTCATGGGTGGTCCTCCGATTTCCATCTGGCGTAGAAGCGCTCCAAGGGCCGCCTGACTTCGACCTCAACGCAATTGGCGAGGCAGCCAACAGCGCGAGCAATATCCTCGCCCCAAGACATATCCTCTGGCAGAACTTTATGATCCCAGAGGCTGACGACGCTCTGGAGGGCCGCCTTGAAACAGCGCGCGTCGGCCCTGTTCACATTCCGAAACCAGGCGATAACCTCGTAGCTGTGCCCGTGCATCTCTCCCTCAGGAGACTTGTGCGAGGCGCTGAATACTGCCCCAACTCCGGTAAGGATCATGCCGACGCTCCAATCTGTCGGCATAGGCATTGCGACCGGACCAACGCTCTGGGGCTGGTAACTCGCCGAAGATGGAAAGCTGGCGTGGGGGCTGATCCTGCCAGTCGTAGCGGTGCCCGTTTTGCGCTAACGTGGTCGCGTCCGCTCCGATAACGGGATATTTGTGAGCCTCTGCAGCCCCCCGCAGCAGATGTGTTGGATGCCAGCGGTTTCCATAGAATCGATCTATTTCGTCCATCTTCCGGCGAAAGGCATCGCATCCTACCGGCTCGCGCTTGGGATGGCCGATCCAGCCGAGACAAACACGGTCGAATCGTTCGCAGAGATGCCCTAGGCGCTCTATTCGGCCATTCATATGATAGACAGGAGCGCCCTTGCTCCGGCCAAAAGGCCAGTCGTTCAGTAGGGCGTCGTTGAGTTGGGAAGGGGCGCTTGGGCTGTCCGGAGTCACGGCCCAACGTCCCGGAAGGAATAGCCGCGGCTCTAGCCATGCATAATAGGCGCGCCACCATGCGTCTCGTCTTTCTTGGTCCCACTCTTGACCGGCCCGCATCGCCGACATCCAGAACGAATATCCGCCGTGGTCGAAACATTATGTCGGGGCATATGCCCTCGACTGCCTCCATATCGTCCGGGCGGTAGAAAGAGACGCAGGCAGCTCGCCCGAGCAACACGGCAAGCAGCGCAGCGCGCGGAGTCAGCGGAGTGCCGTGGTAAATCGTGGGCAGACTTAGGCCGTCCTCTCCCATCATGACGGGCTCCCTTGGGGGATGAGGTCGAGGCGCTTGGCGAGGCCGTCGCGGTTGTTCCAGTACATTCCGGGCAGTGAGCCGCCTGGCCCAGTCACTTCGCCAAGGCCGCGCCTTTTGAGTGCTCGCGCCGCAGCATAAAGCTGACTGGTGGTCAGCTCGACGCCGCAACCTTCTTCGCCGGTGGCATCGTCAGGACAGCTTGCGATCAGCATTCGGCGCATGGGGTTAGAAAGGCCCATAATTCCGGCCTCTTTCTTTTTCCTTCTGGCGCGCCGAGTAGATTCCAGCGCGCAGGCTCGGCACCGCTGCCTTCTCTTCCCATCCGGGAAGACGACCCGAAGAGTGTTTGCTTCATTGAAGGGGTGGCCGTTCTTACAATGGGTGGGCTCTCGATTGTTGAGCCGCCCCTTGGAGAGAGCGTCCTGGATGTTCTCCAGTTGCGTCCCCCACCACAGATGCGCGGGGTTCACGCAAGGCGGATTATCGCAGGAATGCAGAGCAAAATGAGCCTCGGTGGGCCTGCTGCGCCCGTCCGTCTCCAGGGAGATGTGAGTGGCCCTGCGGAGGGTGCCTTTGTGGTGAAAGGCGCCGTAACCTTTCCCCTGTGTCTGGCCCCGCCAAGGCCAGCACTCGTCCGGCTCTTGCCTATCGATCTTGCTCCAGAAGAGAGCGGCGGTCTGCTCGTCAATCATCCCGCACCTCCCCCGGCATGGATGGTGGCCGGGCGCTCTTGTCATCACTCACGGCCATTTCCGGCACTCCTTGCATTGATCGCCGTCGTGCATGTTGCTGAATTCGGTTGCGGGTTTGGTCTCGCCACAGAGACAGCACAGCCTGGTGGGCGGCATGGATACTGGGTCAGCCAGACTCGCGAGGCTCGCCGCCTCTTGCAGCAGCGCCACATAGCGAGGCTCGATCCCGTCGTAACTGTCGGCGGAAATGCCATCGTGAGCTTGTACGAACAGCGCCAGCGCGCGGCGGTGCATGGATACTGGGTCAGGTGAGGGTGTAATATCAGCCAAGCCGCTCAGAACGATGCTATCGGACTGACCCTGAAGGTAGGCGCGCTGGATGGCGCGGAGGGCTATGTCTCTTCCTTCGGGCGCTGGGAGAAAATTCATCCTCCCGTCTCGCATGCACTGAGCGGTATTCGGCTGCCCAGCCGCCTCATATTCAGCCGCCAGCAACTCCCGCGCCCGCTGCTCGACATCTCCCGCCGGACTTATTTGCATATCGTGCAAACAAGTGGCTGCAGGCATGGTGGGCGATGGGGAAAGGGCGGCATCGATTTCCGCAAGAAGCGTGCGGCATGTCGGAGCGACAGTTTGGTTCTCGATCGCGGGCTCCATCTCGGCCAACGTGATAGGAATCTCGACGTAGCGCCGAGCTCTTTTGAGAAGCGCCCGCAGCCCCGCTTCCCCGGCACCTTCGGATGCGGGCCGGAAGTGAACGATCCCGGCTTCGCGACGGTGCTCGATAGCCTCCATCAGAGTAGCGAGCCGGACGCCAGCGCGAATTTCCATCGCGGGCGGTAGCCTTACATCGCACGGGAGGACGGCACCTTCGGACGATCGAACCCGCAAGCTTTCGTTGCCGGTTGGGGTGGATTCGGATGGCTTGGGAAGGGCGGCGTCGTAGCGCGTGATAAAGGCTTCCGCAGCCTCGCAGGCGTCCAACAATTCATCGTCAAATCCGGCTCTCCCGCCGCTCGTATAACCCCTGTAAGTGAGCCGCCTCAGAAGCCTGACCGCCTCCCTCGCGTCCCCTCCGGATAGGGGAGGGCGGGTGTTCCAACGGCCGATAGGGTCGTCTTCGCCTGGCATTGTCGCCCAACAAGTGAGGCAGCTTATCGACTCGATGCGCCATTTGTAACCGGTGATTATGCTCGCCTTGCCACCGCAAAACGGACAGGGTTTCAGCTTATCGTCGCTCACTTGGAGGAGTCCTTGGGTGAGGAATAGGTAGTTTCGGCGATGTCCTTCGGACCCGCGCTCTCATGCTCCGCACCGAGCCGCTCTGCGGCGTCTCGGCCCTGCGGGTTTCGATCGCTATCGCGCGAGGCGATCAGCGCTGCACGGGCTATCGTTACGGCCTTGGACTCTGGCGCGAAGCTGTGATGCTCGGTGTCGATTATCTCGCCATGGGCGCCCATCAGCGCCGCGACCTTGGCCCCCAGCTCAACCTCTCTCTCTCGAAGTGCGCGCAGGTCTGCGTAGAGGTCCGGCAGTTCGGCCGAGGCCATGATCTGATCCCATTTGAAGGCATCAAGGGATTCGACCACTTCCCGGAAGTCGTCCGCATCGTTCGTGCTGCCGAAATAGGAGCGGTCGCCTTCGTCCTCGATCTTGTCGCGCACGTTGATCAGCGCGTCTCGCACGCGGATGAGTAAGCGGCTCTGATAGGCGCTGTCCGCCCGCAGCTTCACAATCTCGCGCGCGGAAGTCTCGGCGAAGTAGTTGCTGAAGAAGTTCACCGCCATCCCGGCTTCGCGGTGCCAAGGCCGATACGCGCTAGGCGGCGCATCGTCGCGCAGGCCAACGGCAATTGCGAGGACTCGCGCCAGCGCTTGTGTCAGTCGTTCCATGCGCGAGGGATCGAAGCCCGTAGGGCCGAGACCTTCTTGGGGCTCGGCTTGCGAGAGCCCGGTCGGCTTGCCGACGCGCCCTGAATCAGTCGTCATCCCACTTCTCCATTTCTCCGCCGCGCCTCATCCATCAGCTCGGACCTTCGGCGTGTTTCAGCTTGGGCGAGGGCCGCGAGTGCGCGCTCACTTTCCGCGCGGCGGGCTTCATCTACCTCGCGCGGGGTTCTGCCAGGAATCAAGCCCAGCTTCTGAGCAGCATAGACGACTGCTTGCGCCAGTGGGGAAAGGGGCTCAGGAATTGGCATGTTTCTATCCTCTCATCTCAGGTTCATCTTCGCCCGCTCGGTTGCGTTGACCGTGCGCCACGCCTCGAACCTCAGGCGCTTGCCCTCGGCCTTTGCGTCGGTTCTCCGGTAGTCGTAGTTCGCCAGTTCCCACTCGGCGGCGGCGGCTTTGTACGTCTCGTCGGCGCGGGCGAAATGCTCGGCCTCGCCGATCCCCTTGCCGGCGCCGCGGTGCTTGACGACCATGGCCGCGAGGACCTGTTTGCGGCGTTCGTCCAGGGCCTCGACCTGGGCGCGCGCCTCTGCGGCGGCCTCCATCGCCTCCTCGAGCCGATCGAGCGCCATATCCAGATCTTGCTCGTTACGCATGATCGAGCTCCCACTTTCTGCCCATGGGCGTGTTGGTCAGCCATTCGAGCCAATAGGCGGTGACGACATCGCGGCCGTCGAACTCGTACTTCCGCTGGAACTCCGGCCAGCCCAGTACGTCCGTTTGCTCTTCATGGGCGCCGTCGCACATCGGCATGGACGCGGAATCGCTAGCCTTGGTCGACATGCCCTTGTCGCCCCACGGATCGAAGTGGCAGGCGCGGACCTTGCCCCGGCAGACGTGCTTTGGGTCCTGCTGAATGATGAAGCACGACCGCCCGCGCAGCCATTTCAGGAAAGGCTCACACCGTTTCCATTCATCGGCTCGATGCGAATTCTGCACCCGAGGTTCAAAGGCGGACCTGGCCAGCATTAGAAGCCGGGAACGTAGTCGTCATCGCCAGCGGCGGGCTGCCGGCTTTGTTGCCGTCGTTCGCCGCCTTGGCTGCTGTTCTCGCGCGGCTCGCGAAGATGGATGATGTACTGCCCGTCCTTGCTGGCCGGCATGGCGTCGAGCTTAACCATAAAGCCCGCCCCCTCGCGGTTAGCGAAGGCCACGCCGATGCGCGTCCAGTAGCTCTTGCCGTCGCTCTCGCGGACGGTCAGCGCGTCAAGCCGATTGCTCATGCGTTCTCCAATTCGGTTTTGCGGTTGAAATATTCCTTCTCGAGGAATTCGTAGGCGGTGGCGGATGCGCCTCGGATCAGCTCCAGGTCGATCTCAGCGTCATTCCAGGCGAGGCCGAGCGAAGCGATGTCGCCGGACTCCCTGATCTTCTTGCGGATGCTGCCCGCGAGCTTTTGCAGGTCAGTCTGCTGCTCGCCCTTGGACGCGATCTCGATCTTCTCCTTGTCGGGATCGTCCTTGTCGCCGGTCTTGATGAGGAAGAGCCCGCGAAAGAGCTGCTTCATCGCATAAGATTGCGAAGAGCCGGCGGCTTGCGCCCCATTGAACTGGACGCTGACGGACTTGAATATCGGCCCGTAGGCGGCGCCGCTTTCGTGAACGAGGGTGAAGGCGAAGCGCGACGACCACACCACCATTGGCTTGCCGTCTTTCTTGGTTACCTCCTGAGTCTCGGCATCGCGCGCTTCATTCGGGATGATGAACAGTCCGGCGTCGGCGCACTGCCCGCGGACGTGCTCAATGAAATCGTCGATAGAGGCATATTCGTAATGGTCGAATGTGTTCTCCCGCTCCTTGGCGAGGGTGCCGAGCGCCTTCATCACCTGGACGACGGCTTTGCCGATCGCTGGCGGGAAGAGGGCGGGATCGACCTGAGTATCAGCAGCCATTGGAAATCATCCTTTGAGATGGGGTGAAGCACATTGAGGAGCCGAAAGGGGCTGACCGGAAACAGGCGCGCGCTGTCGGTTCGCGGCGCCCATTCGGCGAGCCAGCGCTGGTCCGAAAGCAGCTCCCACGTTTCCGGGTCGCGCTCCCCGTCCTCGAGCCAGACGCGGACGGGAACCCAAGGCCCGCGGGCGCGGAGACGGATCTGGAAATAGCCTTCATGCGGCTCATCGATCAGCACCTTGCGCCTCTTGGAGTTTGGCGACCTTGGCCGCGAGCCGGTCGGACGCGTCCGCGAGCTCGGACAGCAAGCCAGGGTCGAACAGCCGAGCCGGCGCCACTTCGATGAAGGGGACGCGCTGCGCGATTTGCGTCACGTCATCGATCAGCATTTCGCGCTTGCCGATGGCGAGAGCTATTTCGTGCGGAGAGATGACGGTGGCCATTATCGCCTCCCCGCGCCAGTCGGGCGAAGCGCGGAGCGACGAGACGCCCCTTGGCGGCTCGGCCCGCAGGGCGAGCACGCGGTGACGGGCGCGCAGCGGCCGGCAGGCGCCAAGGAACTGTCGTCGATGCGCTCTATATCGTGTTCGAGCATGAGGGCCGAAAGGGTCATGGATTGTCTCCGGGCGATGCGGCTTCGCCGCCGCTCTGGCTTGCTTCGCACTCAGCCAAGCTGCGCTTGTCTTCGCCCTGCGGGAGCCTGCCGCTATCGCGAGGCGGTTTTGGGGCAATCTGGTCGCGAGTGCCGGGCGGAGCGTGATAGTGTCTCTGGAAAGCAGCAAACGTCGCCGCGTGTTCGGGCGATAACAGCGCCTGACATTCGAGCTTGCCGATTTCGGCCGCTCCGGCGCGATATGCCCCGCCGTCGTCGGCCATGGACCACCACCAGTCAGCGCGATCCAGCGCTGCCCAATAGGCATCCAGGTCGACCGGCTCGACCTCGAAGAAGCTGAATAGCTCGCGCGGCGATGCGCCATATAGTTCAGCTCTCGCGCTCGCCTCATCGGCCCAATGGCGGCGCTTGCCGTCCTCCCCCAAGACCGGGCGAAGGACCATTCTGTCCCATCTGGCGGCGGTGATCATGGTTCCCTCTGCCCAATCGCGGTCGCAGCGATGCCGCGAAGGCGCTTGATGTGCTGGACTGCCCAGTCATATTCGGTGCCGTGGAAGGTCGCTGGACAATCAGGCAGGTGAGCCTCAGCGATTTCTTGGCACGCGGCCACGGATGCCAGCATTTCGTTGACCGTGGCCATCACGCGGCCTCAGGCTCGCTGGCGGCAACGGCTTCCAGCCTGACGGGCGGGTCCATGCGGCGGCGAATGCGCTTGAGCGCCCAGAGCTTGCTTTCATGCTCTCGAAGGTCGCGCTTGGCGTCTTCGGAGCGGCGGGAGTAAAAATCCACCGTGCTCTGAATGGTTGCGATATCTTCGTCGAGAGCCGCCTTGGCCTCGTCGAGGGTGGTGATCAGTTCGTCGCTCATGGTTGCGCTCCTATGAAAAGAGGATCAGTGCAAAGATGAAGAGGAAGGCCAGAAGGCCGCGATAGTCGTGCAGGGCCTGCGCAATGTGACGAGCGGCTTTGCCTGAGACCGCTTGCGGGCTCAGCCCCGCAGGGGCGCCGGCACGGTTGCCGCGACAGCGGCAATGCGCCAAACTGTTGTTCCTGCTCACTTATCCACCCCTTCCGCATCTGACTGGTTAGGGGAGAGAGCGGCGGCAAACTCGCCAACGGCCTGAGCAGATTGGAGCGCCATCTCTTCCTGCTCGGCCCAGTAGGCATCTTCGTCGGCGCGCTGCTGAGCCTCTTGCTCCGCCTGCCGCATCCAGTATTCTTCTTCCTGCCGAGCCTCTTCACGGCGGCGTTCAGCGGCACGTTCCATCGCCCGCTCTTCTTCAAGCCGTTCGGCCTCGCGGCGATATTCGCGCTGATAGGCGTCGTTGGCCTCGTCGCAGTCGTAGGGGTTGCGATAGTCGTAGCGACCGCCGCCGTAGCGAAGATCGAACTCGGCATCATCCCGCGCTCGGCCTCGCGCCTCCCAATCCGTTGGGCAATTCCAAAGATGGCTCATTCCCCATCTCCTTCAGAGAGAGCGGCCTGGATCGCGGCGATGAAGCCAGCTTCGAACATCATCATGTCGCTGGCACGGGCAGCAGCGGCCGCGTCTTGCGCCTCGTCACCAGCTCGGATCATCGCCTCATTCGGCGCCGGGAGGGCGGTCAGGACTATCCGAACGGCGGCATCGGCATCGCGCTCCGGGTAGCCGTCCTGTTCGAACAAGTAGCCGATCGTCGACGCGAGCAGCGCTCGACCTGCTTTCTCGATCATCTCAGCCACTGGCCGCCCTCCTGTCTTTTCTCACCCCTGTTTGGGATTGGATATCAGTCACGTTCGCCTCGCTTGATTGCCTGCATCTCGGCCCATATTTTCGGCGGCCACATGCCCTTGTTCATGGGCGGGCGGGCGCGGGTTTCGATGCGCTTCGGCCGGTCGGTGATCGCCGACTGCGCAAAGCTCGCCACTGTCGGCTTCTCGCCATCCGCGACACGATCCAGCCAATCGTTGAAGCCGTCGGTCATGCCGCAATATCCTTGGTGACGGGCTGGAGATGGCGGAGTGCGACTTGCTCAATGCTCTGCCCGCGCATGAGCGCGAACGAGGCGTAGGCGGCGGCGATGTTCCGAACCCAAGCGCCCTCGTCGGAAAGGTTGTCGCCCTGCTGTTTGAGGAATGCGACCTCGAGACGGGCGAACGGCATCGCTTCCTGGATGAGGGCTTCGTAGCGTGCTCGGATGTCTAGGGTGGGATCGGGGGGGGTCACTTGGACTGTCCCGATGGAGGTTGGGCGATGTCCTTCGGACCCGCGCTCTCATGCTCCGCACCGAGCCGCTCTTCGGCGTCTCGGCCCTCCGGGTTTCGATCGCTATCGCAGGGGAACTCCGGCTCCCTCATTACAAGGCGGCCCTGTAGGGCAGCGATCTCACGCGCCACGCTGGTGATGCAAAGGGCGCAGAACTCGTGCCATTCTTCGCCGATGAAGATGCAGCCGCAGCGCCCGCACTCCACACCCCCCGGCTCTCGCGCGGGCCTGTCGCCGTCTGAACATCGAACACCAACGCGCGAGGGATCGAAGCCCGCAGGGCCGAGACCTTCTTGGGTCTCGGCTTGCGAGAGCCCGGTCGGCTTGCCGACGCGCCCTGAATCAGTCGCCCTCATCTCCCCTGCTCCCTCGCAAGGGCGGCCAGGATCGCGGGCAGGGCGTTCCGCATGACGACGATCAGCCTGCGGTTGGCCTCGCGTTCCTTTCGGGACAGTTTGCGATAGCGTTCGTTCTGTTTCGGGTCGTCAGTGTCGGCGATTTTACAGTCGGCCGCCCAGACATCGTTGCCGCCGTCTATTTTCCACGGGCCTTTCGTCGCCTCGGCATTGAGAGACTCCAGCTTGGCGAGTACATCGGCTATGGATAGAGGGGTGGTCATGGGTGGCCTTTCTGCATTTTGCGGATCACGCGGGCGAAGCTGGCCTGTTGCGGGTTGACGACCTGCCCGTTCATGCCCATCCAGGTTAAGCGGCCGGCCGCCCACAAATCGCCGGGCAAGTCGATGATGCCGTGCTCCAGCACGGTTTCGATCTGCTCCGGATGTGCGGCGAGATACGAGATGATCATGCCGGCCGTCTCGGCGCCGCCAACGCCGGCCTGCCAGCCAATGGCCTCGGCGATATCGGCAAGCCGTGATACGAAGTCAGCGCGAATGTCGGCCGCACTAAGGCTATCGGAGGACATCAGGATTGGCCCTCCGCCTTGGCGAGGGCGGCATCGATCCGCGCGCGAAGTTTTTCCAGCACCGCTTGATCGTCGCTAGGTGTGCCCTCCTGGTCGTCGGACATGACCGCCATGTCGGCGAGGCCCTTGGCTTCTCTCAGCGCTTCGTAAAGATAAGGGGCGGCGGCGATCAGGCGGGCGAAGGCCATGCCGACAGGATCGGGAGCATTCCAGGCTTGCCCGCGCTTGGCTGTGCCCTTGAACGCGACGACACAGATTTGCCCGCCATCGTCAACGTCATCATTGGCGGAGATCTTGCCCTTGAAAGAGACGATCCAGCCGCCGTCGTTCGTGCGATAATAGCCTTCGTGATCCGCCAGCGTTTCGCCTTTCAGCTTGGCAAACTCGTCGACGCCTTCCATGCGTTCCAATTTCCACCGCATGTCCGCCCACGCTGTCCTGTTCTCAGTCATGACTATTCTCCGGGGAAGGGCTGGGCGTCGCGCTGCCTTCGGCATCGCCGCTCTGGCGGTCCTGCGGACCCGAGCCCGTGCCGGTCTCGGCGCTGCGCGCGCCTGCCGCTGACGCGAGGGCAGCGTCCATATTGCCGAGCAGCTCGTCGCGGATGCCGTACTGGCCCACAATTTCGCCGGTGTAGAAATCAGGGACGTCCACGCCGCCGAGATCAAACTCACCGAGCGAGGCTATCGCAGCGCGGGCTTGGGTCAGGGCATCATAAAGACCACCGACAACCGGCCCGACAGCCTCCAGCCAATCGGCTGTAGCATCACAGGTCACGGCGATCTTGCCAGCGAACAACTCGCGATCCTGGCGATCACGGACAGCATTGGCAGCGCAGCGAAGGTTGTCGGCTTTGCGCGGAAGCTGTGCCAGCGCGCCATGCGGTACCGACCCGGAGGGCCGAGACGCTTCTTCAGCGGCTCGGTGCGGAGCATCGGTGACGCGGTCCTGCGAAGCAGGAGGCGCCAAACCCTTCTTCGCGAGAGCCTCGACAAGAATATCACCCAGTGTCTCGTCCGGTTGCTGAGAGCGGGACATGTCAGGCTTCCAGGTACGTGCGGACAGCGAGACCAAGCTCGGTCGGTTTCTGGACGCAGGCGAGCTTTACGCCGCCGAAGCCGAGCATCATCGGACTGTCGGCCAGTCCCTTGCGCTCAAGAGACTGCCGAGCCCTTGTAAGCGCCGGATCGTAATTGCCGCGTCCGTCCTCGCGAAGCTGGAGCAGGGCCTTCAACTCGTTCGCGGTCAGCTTGTCGGCGATGGCTTTCACGTCGCGCTGTTCGATGGCTTCGGTCGTCATCTCAAATCTCCGTAATCAATCCTCGACTTCATCCTCGCCCTGCCGCGCCGGGGGGCGAATGGCGCGGCAGGGTCCGGAACTCAGAAGGGGGTGGGCTCATTGTCGCGACGCGCGGCAACGCGGCGCAGGGCTTCCGCACAGTTGAGAAAGGCCAAGACCGTATCGGCTCGCGCGCCTTGGGTAGTCTAGGGAGCCTGGCCGCGGCTGAGGTAAGGGCCTCAGCCAAACCGATGGCCGAGTCCTCCAGCGCGTTGGCGATGTCGATCGGGGTTGGGGTCTGCATATCGGCCTCCTGTGTGTCAGGAGGTATCACACACTGTGATTTACAATGCAATAGGGAAAATCACAAAAAGTGATGTTCCGCGAATCGAGTGTCCCCGGCGGGTCTGTTGCGCGCTGAAATCTGGGCTTTAGGATCTGGGCCGGCCTATGCGGAGGGGCAGGCGTACCTCATCGCAATGTCCCCATAGCTGTTGGGAACCGCGTGCTCGAGCGAGTTGTCATAGCCGCTGTATCGTTGGCTTGAATGAATTGAGCCGTCTGGAAGATAGCGAGTCGTCGACAACCAGCGTAGCTCGCGCGATCGGCACAGGAACCGAATCAGATTGATTTCAAATCGCCATTGTACCCTGCGATCTCTGGAGCGGTTGATGCGCATCCACAGTTGCGGCTCGGGTGAGCGATCTCTCAGTTGCCTCAGGTAGCCCGCATATTCGAGCTCCATGACGTTGCCGCCTTCGCCGGTCGGCAATACGAACCATTCCCCAGCATGTCGCTCAATCTCCGCGTCAGTCAACGCGGCGATAGTCTCATCCGTGACCATAACGTCAACGGCGGGGGCGGGCGCCTGAGCGAGGCCAGCGACATGGGCTAAGACTAAGACGAGCGCGATCGACGCGGCGTACATGCCTAATCATCCGTGCCGGTGCGGACGAGCGCGCGAACAACGTCGGTGAGCTGCCTGCGCTGTCCGGCGTCAGCGTGCATCCAAATATCGATGATGTCAGCCGGAAGCTCGTTAGGGTCGTGATCGAGCAAATGCCCTGGCGTAGTTTCCAGAGCAGGAGCTAGTTTTCGCAACCACTTAGCCGAAAGACCGCGCTCGCCACTCTCTAAGTAGGCGATCATATTCTGGTTGGTGCCGACCTTTTCGGCAAGGTCGCCTTGGGTAAGCTTTCGAAACTCGCGCCACGCCTTCAGGTAGTTCGGGCCAGCATTTTTATCGATCGTCGACATGGGCCGACTATCGCACTTTGTGAACCCAGCTTCACCGCACAGCCTGTGATATTTTTCGGTTGCATCCGTCATCACAGTATGTGATTGAGGAAGGATGGAACAGCCCACCCCGAATGCCCTTCGCGAGGCGGCCGGCATCAGCCAATCCTATGCGAGCATGATCTTGAGCGGGAACCGTATCCCGCCCAGGCCGCTAGCGATTCATATCCTCCGAAAGACCGGCTGGCGACATTCGGTTCTAGGCGGCCTGACTGAGCAGCAAATCGACTTGCTCGAACAGGTCGAGCCGTGGACGCCGCGCTCCGAACTGTCCGATGCGGGCGCCCAGGACCGCGCCGCGTGACCGCCCTCCGCTCACCCTCCCTCGGGATCGCGCCGAAACCGAACCGGATCGCTCTGTCGGGTTTGCCAATCGACAATGGCGCGCATCGCCTTGGCCGAGCCGGCGAGCAGGATGTGAGGCGAGCAGTATATCTCGACGATGCCCTCCGCCGTGTAGACCCGAATGCAGGCGATCCCGTCGTCGGGAATTTCGAAGTCCGCCGGCTGCTTGGTGACGATCGTTCGAATGACTTGGTTGCGCGGCATACACGTACTCCTCGCACCGAATCGGTGTCCGAAATGCAGCATATCCGGGGGCTTAGCTTACAGCAATGGGAATGCGTGGGAACCGGCAGGTACCGCGCTCGCGCATCCATGCCCGAAGGGGGCCTGATAAGAAAGGCGGCACCATGAACAAGACTGCTGAGCAGGGCGAGTTGCTCAAAGCGCTGGCGTCGGAGTTGGAGCGCATTGACCGAAATAACGCGGTTCTTCGCCGCGTCCTGCGCCTCACCGCTGAGAGGGTGTGGTCGCGCAAGCCGATAATGAAAGCAATCGCTTCTTGGTTTGGTCAAGCAGCTCTCGGGATTCCGAGTGTTCAAGTTGGAGATCAAGCCGGTGATTAAGGACATCGCAAATATGATAGGCCGCTTCTTTCGAAATGTCGCGGGTGACCAACAGCTTCGAGAGAGCGTCATATATGCCAGAAGTAATCGATTCCGTGATGAGGCGCATTTCGCCCAGCACATCAAATTGGCCCATTCCCCTATCCTTTGTCTCAGTGCTCCCAAATCACTGAGTACGACCGGAAGGGGAGGAGAGTCCACTTCGATTAACATCGGGGCGCCCTCCTCCCCGGAAGGGCTGCCGGCATGACCGCCGCCATCCCCTATGCGGCAGCGGGTCTCGCTCTGACGGGATTGTTCGCTCTGGCCTTCAAGCAATGCGTCGAGTTGGCGGCTGCGGACAGGAGCCGGCAGGCCATCCGCGACGAGATCCAGCGGATGGACGAGAACGGCTGGTTCCCCGAGGACTATCCCCGTCTGCTCGCCGAGCTGGAAACGGGTGCGCTCGATCCCCGTACGCTCGACCCTGACATGCTCCGCATCATCCCGATTCGCGCAGCGCGAGCACTTGGCAGGCCGCATCCAGATAGTCTGCGAGCTCGTCGCGCTCGATCGCCCGTGCGCGGTCCCGCATCCTTGACGCAACACCAAGGAGGTCCCTCGCATGGCTAGGGTTGCTGGGCGCCGCCGTTCGGGCGAGGATCGCGAAGCCCTTCGCCATGTCCCACACCATGGCATAGGTGTCGGCCGGTGTGGCGCCCGGCCCATCGGTAATCGCCATATCACCTCTCCTGCTGGTCTCAACAGCGGCAGGATGGCCAAAGGGGCGGGGGAGTCAATCTCCCGCCCCGGAGGTCTGTCGTGACCCCCCACAAGGAGAGAGGGGCCGCCCGTAGGGAGGTCGACGTCAGGCCGCTCCCGCTCGAGCGCCTCGCCCACGTCGAGCTCGGCGGTCTCCGCTACATCTTCATCGAAGATGGTATGCGGCGTGCCTTGCTCGGTAGGCAGGGGAGGGCCTGACAGATGCTCGCCGCCGTCCTCCGAGCCCTCAGTCGCTTCCGTTCGAAGCCTCTCGACTATGACCCTCATAAGATAGCCTATGGGGACTACCCTGTTTTGCCGCGCGGCTTCGCCGAACCGGCTCTCGCCCTGCGGGCCGAGCCCGAAGGCGGTCTCGTCGCTACGCGCTTCGATCCGGCGCGGGGAGAGGAGTAGATGGGCCGCGTCGAGCAAATCGGACGCGCCATGCTCTATCTGGGCGACTGCGGCAAAATCCTTCCTACACTCGCCGACGGATCGAGCGAAATCGCCTTCACGTCGCCGCCCTACAATCTCGGCGAGGGGATGGAGCGCAAGGGCGGCCTCAGAGTCGGCCATGCCGGCAGCAAATGGGGCAGCGACAAGCTCCGGAAGGGGTACGGCGCGCACGATGACGCCATGCCGTATCCCGAATATGTCACTTGGCAGCGGCGGATCACAGCCGAGCTGTACCGCGTCGTCTCGGGCGCCATCTACTACAACCACAAGCCGCGGGTCGTTAAACGCACCCTCCGATCCCCGCTCGACTTGATCGACGCGCCGGTTAGGCAAGTCATTATCTGGGATCGCGGCTCCGGCTTCAATTGCATGGCCGGCGCCTACATGCCGGTATGCGAATGGATCGTACTTGCGGCCAAGCCCGACTGGTCCCTTCGCGACAAGTCCGCCAGCGCAGTGGGGGACCTCTGGCGCGTACCGGCCACAGCCGACCCAGACCACCCCGCCTCGTTCCCCGTGGCGCTTCCGACCCGCGCTCTCCAGACCAGCGGCGCGGCAAGCCTGATCGATCCCTTCATGGGTGTAGGAACCGCCGGCGTGGCCTCCGTGAGCATGAACCGCTCGTTTGTCGGGATCGAGCTGAACGAAGCCTATTTCGATATCGCCTGCCAGCGGATTGAGGACGCCCAGCGCCAGACGAGCCTCTTTGAAACGGGGGTCGCGGCCTAACCCATGTCCATCTCCGGCCGCCCCATGACTGTGGCACCCAAGTTCCGGCGCATCGGCTCCGCCGACCAGGCTCTCGTCTCCGACCACGCCCGTCTGCGCGGTCGCGGCCCTGCGGGCTTCGATCCTTTGCGCTGTTCGTCCGAACTTCCTCACGCTTCCGGAGATACCGATGCCTGACCAGCAAGTCCGCCGCAAACGGCGTTCGTTTTCCGCGTCTCGCGCGGTCGAAATAGCCGGGCGCGTGCTGCTCAAGATCAAGTCGGACGACAATCTCACCTATTTCGAGTTGGGGCGGATCATCGGCAAATCGGCGGATCAGGCGGAGCGCATCGCCAAGGGCAACTCCACCATGGACATGCCAACCTTTCTCGCTGCCTGCGATTACTGGGGCGAGCGGTTCGCTGATCGCGTGCTGGCGCTTACGAACCTTCGCACCGCCCCCTGCGGCGCCAAGTGCAGCACGGACCATGACGGCGGCCTGGCGCTGGCGAGGCTTCTCCCGCCCATCCTTGAGGCCGAGGCTGACGGGGAGGCTACGGCGACCGAACTGCGACCGCACGAAAACCTCATCCGCAAGGCTCACCAGAAGACAGGCCACTGGCTGGAGATCATCGCGGCCGAGCCGATCGTTCAGGCGGTGCGGGCATGAGCCGCGCCACGCGCTTCTTGGCACGGCATTTTGGCCTTTGCGTGGCCGCAGCGGTCTGTGTTGCCGGCGTCGTGCTCTTCAAACTCGACCTGAAGACTACGGCAATCGTCGTCGTGTCGATCGGTGCGCTTTGGATCGGCGATGCCTGGGACGAAGATACGAGTGGCGACGCAGCCAACCGGCTGAAGGGGGCGGCGTGAGCCAGAACACCTCATCGGCGGTTATGCAACGGCGGAGCGAGCCGCACGACTCGCTGGACGATTTCCCGACGCCCCCCTGGGCGACCCGCGCGCTGTGTGAATGGCTTAATCGCCGTGGCGAAAACATAGGCCAGCTCAACTGCCGCGAGCCTGCGGCCAATCGCGGTCACATGGTTGCGCCGTTGCGCGAGTATTTCCGCCGCGTCGAGGCCAGCGACATCCACGATTATGGCGTAGGCTATCCGGTCGAGGACTATCTGTTCGGGCCTCCGCCAGAGCATGTCCACTACACCATCACGAATCCTCCTTTCCGCCTCGCCGAGCAGTTCATCGACAGGATGACCGCGACAAGCGATTTCGGCTTTGCGGTCATCGTGCGCGCAGCCTTCTTGGAGGGCGTGGGCCGCTACGAACGGCTGTTCAGCAAGAACCCGCCCAGCTTCGTCCTGCAGTTCTCAGAGCGAGTCGTGATGCACAAGGGCCGGTTGGCCCCGGAGGGGTCAACCGCCACGGCCTATGCTTGGCTGGTCTGGATCGAAGGCGAGGATGAGACGCGCCTCGAATGGTTTCCGCCCTGTCGTAAGCGCCTCGAGCGCGCGTCGGACTATCCGGCTGAGACCTCCAAATTCTCGGAGGCAGCATGACCGAAACCGAACTCGTTCAACGCTGCCTCGCCGACCGCAGAGAGAAGCAGATACAGGCGCTCGTCGACACATTGCAGGACATTGCCGATTCCGGTCCGGACAAGGAGCCGCACCCTCATAAAGGTTCGGATCACGACGTTCTGCTCGCTTACGAGGATGGGCACGCCGATGCCGCTCATGAGCTAGCCAAAAAGGCGCGCGCCGCCCTCAGCGATTGGGGCGAGGCATGACCGCGCGCTGCGAGAGGATCGTCGCCCGTGAGGGGCGAGACGCGCAGCGGCTCGATGAGCGAAGCGAGCAGAGCCGTGCCGCCGCAGGCGGTCTCGCTCAACCTCTAGGTCCACACTCACATCAGAGGATAGGATGAACCTCGAGCTCCCATTTCCCGCCAAGATCCTCTGGCCCAACGGCCGCGGGCATCACATGGCGAAGCACCGCGCGTTCCAGAAGCATAAGCAATGGGCCTACAGCGCTGTCTGTGCCGCGGGCGGCCGCCGCATGGCCGAGAACACGTCCGACCTGATTCAGTGGTCCGCCACCTTCTATCCCAAAACGCGCAACAAGATCGATCGCGACAATGCCGCCGCCAGCCTGAAGGCGTTTCAGGATGGGATCGCCCTGGCAATGGGCACGGGAGACGACATGTTCGACACTCCCACCATCCACTTCGCCGAGCCCGTCAAGAACGGGTCCGTCGTCATCGTGATCGGGGAGGGGTGATGTACGAGGCCTATCGCGCCGCGATGCAAGCCTCTGCGCAGGCTCCTTGCGACATAGCGGTCCGCGCCCCGCATCGCGCAAGTCAGCTTCCTGGCTGGCGCCCGCCGGCACGTTATCGGTTCATGGGCATGTACATCGTGCCGGCCGCCCATCCACCCTCGATTTTGCGCATCCAGCAGCGCGTGGCGGAGGCCTATGCCATCCCGCTAATCGAGATGACGAGCCAGCGCCGCAGCCGCATTGTCGCCCGCCCGCGGCAAGTCGCCATGTACCTTGCAAAAACACTGACCCCTCGAAGCCTCGCCGAGATCGGCCGCCGCTTCGGCGGGCGCGACCACACCACGGTGATCCACGCCGTGCGCCAGATCGAGAAACTGATGATGGCGGACAAGGCGATGGACGCTCGCGTGCGCCTGCTAGCTGAAAGGCTGGGCGGATGAAGCACGAAACTCTCCTCCCGCGTCCCGAGCCCATGTTCACTCTTGGGGGGGTGTCGGAGATATGAGCGCCGCCTGCCTCGTCGCGCAACTCGCTGCGGTGGGCACTCCACCTGAACTCTTAGCGGCCGTCGCACAAGAGCTGTTCACGGCCGAGACCGAGCGCAGGATCCTAGCGGAGAGGCGGCACAACGAGCGCGAGCGCAAGGCCCGGTCACGTGACGGCACGGGACAGGGCGTGACAGACGGTGACAGGCTGGGACGGGGTTCTCTTGATAAAAAGACCCAGACCCAAAAAATTAATCTCTTACCACATGAAGTTAATACTCTCCCCGCGCGCGAGCCGGTCGAAATCCTGGCCGAATGCGTCGATGCGATCGTCACGGCACACCTCAAGCGCTGGCGCGGTCAGCCACCGCCCCACGGCGTCACCGACGAGCAATGGCTGGGCTTCCTCGATCATCGCAAGGCCCACCCAAAGGGCGGCAAGTTCACCGACCGAGCCTACACGCTGCTCTGTAACAAGCTGACCGGTCTAGCCGAGCATGGATTTCCACCTGGCCAGATGATCGACCTCGCCATCGAGCGGGGTTGGATAACCGTTTTCGAACCTCACGATCAAACAGGACCAAGAAATGGACGATCAGGAAACGGCATGGGGAGACATCAACCCTCCGATGGTCTCAGCCCGACCACAAGGGCAGCTCTCCGCGTCTTTGGAGCGCCTCCAGCCGGCGACGAGCGAAGAGTTCCGCAATGAGCTGACGGCCTGCCTGATCCTAGTCGCCCCGGTCGGGATGACGGAGGAGGCCCGCGGCGAGTGGCTTGCCGTGGCCTGGCAGACCCTCAAGCATTTGCCGGCGGACGTGCTGGCCTATGGCTGCGCAAAAGCCCGGGAGGCCTGCGACCATCCCGCCAAGCTCGTTCCCGCCATCGTCCGCGAGACGGAGGAGATGATGCGCTGGCGCCGCGATTCGGTGAGGAGCGAGGGCGGAACCGTTCCGCAAGCCCTGCTTCCTGAGCCGGAGCGCTGCACGCCAGAACAGGCGAAAGCGATCCTCGAGGAGTTCGGGCTCACCTCGCGCTTCCGATCGAGCCGCGACATTTCCACCACACCAAACACTCCAGGAGACGCGTAAATGGCGAGCAGGGGAAAGAGGACATGCTGATGCAGATCGATCGCTATGCGAGCCCGGATACACTGGCCGAGTGCAGCAACGCGCCGCTTATCGTGTGCCAACTCATCTTCCTTGTGACGGAGGGTGATCGAGCGCATCTCAGCCTGTTGCGAGGCGATGAGCTTGGACAGGAAACGGTGCGCGAACGCCACGCCATTTCGTGGGTGTCGCGGACATATACGCATTCGAGCTTCACTCAGATAGGTCGCGGGCTGGGGTGCGATCATTCGGCTGTCGTCCGTGGACACAATCGGGCGAAGCTGCTGCGCATCATCGATGAGGACTTTCGGCAGTTCTCGGATAAGCTCGCAGTGAGCGCTGGGCTCGCTTCGAAGGCATCTGGGCCCAAGCGCCCTGTCCAGCGGCATCCTGTGCCGGCCTGAACAAAGGTAGAGTCCAAAGCTATGGCCGCAACATCCGCCACCTACACCGATGAGCAGCGCGGGATAATCGTCGCGCACGTTTTGACCGAGCTTGCCGGCGGACGCGCCGTGAGCCGTATCCTGCGTGAGGATGGTGGAATGCCTGCGGCGGCCACGTTCTGGAACTGGTATTACGCGGACGAAACACTGATGGAAAAAGTCGCGCGTGCGCGGGAAAACGGCGTCGAGGCGATCATGGACGAAACGCTCGCCATCGCCGACGAGCAGGAGATAGGTGAGACCGTTACCGAGGACGGCGATAAGACGACGATCAAGCGCGAGGACATGCTCGGCCATCGCAAGCTCCGCATCGACACGCGCCACAAATATGCTCAGATGATCGCGCCGCGGAAGTACGGACCCAAGCTCGACCTGACCTCTGGCGGCGAGAAGATCGGACTGACGGCTGAGATCGAGGGAGCTCGGCGCCGCGCCGCCGAAAAGCTGAGTGATGGCGACTAAAACCGACCCAGCGGTAGAGCTTGCCCGCGATATCGGCTCCTACGCATTCGACCCGCTAGGCCACGCTATCTATGCCTATCCGTGGGAGACGGAACGCTTGCCCCAGTCCGGCCCCAGGACATGGCAGCGCGAGACGATGATCGAGATCGCCGAGCATCTGCAGAGCCGGAATAGGTTTCAGCCGCTCAGGATCGCGAGGGCATCGGGCCACGGCATCGGCAAGTCCGCCGACATCGCCATGATCGGTAAGTGGGCGATCGACACTTGCGTCGATACGCGCGTCCTGATCACCGCCAACACCGAGCCGCAGCTTCTCACCAAGACCAGCCCGGAAGTGATGAAGTGGAACCGGCTGGCGATCACCCGCGACTGGTTCAAGCCCGCGGCGATGAAGCTGTCATCGGCCATGCCCGGCCATGAGGATAGCTGGCGCCTCGATCTCGTCACCTGGTCCGAGCACAACACCGAAGCGTTCGCTGGCCTTCACAACCTCGGCAAGCGCATCGTGGTTTTGTTCGATGAAGCCTCCCGCATCGCCGACAAGGTGTGGGAGGTGACGGAAGGGGCGCTGACCGACGAGGACACCGAACTCATCTGGATCGTGTTCGGCAACCCGACGCTCAACACGGGCCGATTTCGGCAGTGCTTCGGCAAGGATCGCAACCGCTGGAGCGCGAAGCAGATCGACAGCCGGACCGTTGAAGGGACGAACAAGGAGTATCTCGCGGGCCAGATAGAGGCTTACGGGCTCAAGAGCGATTTCGTGAAGGTGCGCGTGCTTGGCCAGTTCCCGTCCGCGTCGTCGATGCAGTTCATCGCCACCGACGTTGCCCAGGCCGCGCGCACCCGCGCCATCCCTCCGGGCCTCGTTACAGATCCGATCATCTTCGGCGTGGATTGCGCGCGATTCGGCGACGATCATTCGACCTTAGCGATCCGGTGCGGCCGCGACGCTCGCACCCGGCCGTGGAAACGCTGGTACGGGGTCGATTCCATGACATTGGCCGGCGATATCGCGCTCGAGGCTCAGATGTGGAAGCCCGATGCGATCTTCGTCGACGCCGGCAATATCGGGGCGGCGGTGATCGACAGGCTTCGTCAGCTATTGCCGGGCTCGCCGATCTTCGAAGTCTGGTTCGGCGGGAAGGGCCGCGACGTCGAATGGTCGACCGGCCTGAGGGTGCGGACCGCGAACAAGCGAGCCGAGATGTATTGCTCGTTGAGGGCGTGGCTTCCGAATGGGGCGATCCCCGACGAGCAGGCGATAGAGGATGACCTCACCGGGTCGGAGTACGGCTATAACAACGAGCAGGCGATCCAGCTCGAAAAGAAGGAGCATATGAAGGCGCGCGGGCTTCCTTCGCCCGATGACGGCGATGCGCTCGCCTGCACCTTTGCGGCGCCGGTTGCGCCGCGCGTGCCTGCACACCGCGATCCGTTGAGCTATATCCCGCAGGGCGGTCCTGTCGATCGCTACGCCGAGCTGAGGGACTGAGCATGACCTTAGACGATTTCGAGAAAGCCCTGCCGCCTCATAAGGCGTCGCTCCATCTCACGCATAACGACCACCTCTCCAATTATATGACCGTCCAAGAGGACGACGAGAGCCCGATTGGTGGTGGAGATTGGGTCTCTGAAGCAGAGCGCGACAAGGCTTACGAAGCGAACGAAATGTGGCAGTTGCAATGGTATCCGGAGACACCGGTCGGATTCTGCATCATCAAGGCCAGCTCGCTCGAAGCGATCTTCGTCTATCTCGCCGCTCAGTGATGCCAGCCCTCCGCAACATCCGCGAGCAGGACGTCTACGGCAGGCTGATGGTGTTCGCCGACTTCACCGCGCCAGACGGCAGGCAGGGCTCGGTGCATGTGCCTGTGGAGGAATATCGAGCCCACGGCGAGATCGTGCTGGAGCAGCAGGCCGATGCGTGCTGTGTACAGTCGAGAGCCCATGGGTATCGCGAGCCGGGGGTGGATCGGTACGAGGAGTTGAGGTAGAGTGCGCGCATGCCAGAATGGCTTAAGATCGCCTTGGTTGTCTGGACCCTCCTGATGCTGGCGCCCCTACTGCTGCTGGTGAGCATGCTCATGCCGGCCAATAAGGTAGCTGACTGACCCTGTGCATCCCCCCGCCTAGAGCCTGATCCTGCCGCTATCCAAGCGGCATGTGCCTGCCAAGCGCTCCAGACCTTCCCACGCCCGTTGAGCGTCAGGCGGCGAAACAGCCCGCCGGCGACATCCGCGCCCGCCTGACGGATCGGGACCGCAGGCGCCGCGGCTACGCATCGACCATGTTCGCTCCATCCGCACTGGGCGCTCCCGGCACCACCAACATCACGGGCGTCTAGGTGGCCACCGAAGGCACCCTGACCCTCCGGACCACCGACGACGAGAAGCTGCGCAAATATTGCGATGACCGCTTCAAGGGCATGATGGCGCAGCGCGGCGAGCACGACGCCGAATGGTACGAGATCGCCGGTCTCTGTCTCCCCCACCGATCGAAGCAGCTCGTCGAGAACCACAAGGGCAAGCACCGCAGCGCCACGGCCAAGGTCACTCGCTACAACGATCACGGCATCCGCTCGTTCGAGGTCTGCGCGAACGGGATGCTGTCCGGCCTGTCTTCCCGATCCCGCGCATGGCTGAAGCCGACCCTAATCGACGAGGATCTGATGAACTTCTACCCCGTCCGAGCGTGGCTGGACGAGGTTGGGACGATCATCATGTCCGCGTTCGCCATGTCGAACTTCTACGAGGTCCAGCTTGCCAGCTATCTGGAGCTTGCCGCGTTTGGGACCGCGGCAAAAATCATCCAGCCCCATCGCGAGACGATCAGCGTCAACCATAGCCTGACGGCCGGCGAATATGCGATTTCGACCGGCGAGGACCAGCGGCCCGACTCCCTCGCCCGAACCTATACGCTCACCGCCCGCCAGATGGTCGAGCGGTTCGTCGCCGAGAAGTTCGACAGCAAGACGCTGCACTGGGGCCGCGTCACCCGCGAGGTCAAGGAGGCGTGGAGCGGCGGTCATTACGAGCGCACCTTCTCCGTCAATCAGCTGATCGAGCCCAACCCCGAATATATCCCCGGCCGTATCGGCAAGATCGGAATGCGGTTCCGTTCGATGAAGTGGGAGCCGGGTGAGGAGAACAAGAAGAAGTTCCTCTGCATCGAAGGCTATCACGAACAGCCCTTCACCGCGCCGCGCTGGGAAACGCTGGGCGGCGATGTCTATGGGACGGGCAGGGGCGCGAAGGCGCTCGGCTCGCTTCGCGGGCTCCAGCTCGCGGAGAAGAGGAGCGGCGAGGCCGAGGACATGGCGGTCAAGCCGCCGACCTGGGGCCCGCCCACGGTCGACAGGGTCGGGATGCTGCCTGGCCAGCACACGACGGTCGCGGCCGTCGACATGCAGGTCGGCATCAAGCCCGTTTACGAAATACCCTTTCAGGTCATGGAGCGCCTGGATGCGAAGGTAGACCGCGTCCAGCGTGCCATCGATCGGCTCACCTATGCCGACCTCTTCATGGCGATCACCAACATGGAGGGGGTGCAGCCCCGGAACATGGAGGAATTGATCCGCCGGCATGAGGAGCAACTGACCCAGCTTGGCCCCGTCACGGACAGGGTCAACACGGAAGACCTGCAAATCTCGTTCGACCGCATGTTCGGCATCCTCTCGCGGGGTGGGCTCCTGCCTGAGGCTCCGCCAGACATCCAAGGCCAGGAGATACAGGTCGATTTTACGTCCGTCCTCGCCCAGGCCCAGAAGCTGCTCGGCATCTCGCAGACGGAACGGGCCGTGAGCTTCGTCGGCAACCTCGCCGCGTCCTTCCCCGAGGCGGGAGACAATCTCGATCCCGACGCCATCGTCCACGATTATTGGGAGCGGTCCGGCGCCCCGACCACCGGCCTTCGCGATCCCAAGGTGCGCGACAAGATCAGGGCCGACCGTGCGGCGGCTCAGCAGGCCGAGCGCATCGCCGCGATGATGCCGGCTGCCAAGGACGGAGCCGACGCCGCCCGCCTGCTGTCCGAGGCCGACACGGGCAGCGGTTCGATGCTGGAAAGGCTGATTCCGTGAAACCCAACGCCCTCGACTTGGCGATGCGCCAGCTAATCCTTGCACAGCCCTTCCGCACATTCCTGCTTGAAGTCGTCAGGCAGGCCGGTATCTTGTCGCCAACTGCTGGAGCCGAACACACCCTTCGTGAAGGGTACAGGTCTCTGGGGTTGGACATACTTCGCCTAGCCGCGCGCGGACTGCCGCGAGGGACGATCGAGCAAGTTCTCGTCCTTGTGCTGAGCGAAACCACCCCAAAGGAGACCGATGATGATCCAGAAGAGCCCGCCGAACGATCTTAGCACCATGCTTCGCCCCGCGATGATGACGGCGGCCGAGTGCGCTGCTGGGCGCTTTCTGCGCGCGCCGGACGGTCACGATGCAGACGCCGGGGATGCCGACGCGGATGCGGTCGACAAGACGCTGCTCGGCGACGCGGATCAGGGCGACGCGGATGCCGGCGACAAGGGCGATGCCGATAAGGTGGCGGACAAGGCCAAGGACGACGCTGCGAAGGCCGAAGCGGACAAGAAGGGCGACGGCGACAAGAAGGAGCCCGTTTCTGCCGCGCCCGAGAAATACGACCTCAAGGCCCCCGAGGGCATGGAGTTCGACACGGAGACGTTCGCGGCGGTCGAGCCCGTCCTCCGCGAGCTGGGGCTCAGCAATGAGAACGCTCAGAAGCTCGTCAGCGCCTATGCCGAAAAGGCGATCCCCGCCATCACCAAGCGGGCGAACGATGCTGTTCTGCTGAAGGCCGCCGAGGCCCGCAAGGAGTGGGCCGACTCCTTCGAGAAAGACCCCGACATCGGCGGCGCGAAGAAGGGTGACACGCTCTCCGCCGCCGCGCGGGTGTTCGACCATTACGGTCTGAAGAAGGGCGAGGGCCTTCGCCTGCTGCTCGATGAGAGCGGGCTCGGCAATCACCCCGACATGATCCGCGTGTTCGCCCGCATCGGGCATGACCTCGCGGAAGGCGGTTTCGAGCGGGGGGATCACGTCCCGCAGCCCAAGACGCCGGAAGGCAAGATGTACGACCCCGCATTTCAGCCGAAAACGTGAGAAGGAACTAGGACATGGCTGCACGCAACGGAGCACTCGCGACCCTGGTCGATGTCACCGCGACCTATGGCGAAGCGGGCGAATCGCAGGGCCAGATCGCGGAGATCATGGAGAAGGATCACCCGATCCTGCAGGACGTGGCGTGGCGCGAAGGCAACCTCATCACCGGCGATCGGCGCTGGGTCCGCACCAGCAAGGCCGCGGCCTCCTGGCGTCGGTTCAATCAGGGCGTGCCGCGCTCCAAGGGCACCGTCGGCGCGTTCGACGAGGCGTCTGCCCAGCTCGCCGCAGCCTCGCAGATGGATCGCGGTCTGGCGATCCTCGGCGGCAATCCGGCCAAGGCCCGCATGAACTTCAACAAGCCGCACTTTCAGTCGATGGCCGATGAGATGGCGGAGACCATCTTCTACGGCAACAGCATGGTCGAATCGACGGAGTACACCGGCCTGACGCCGCGCTACAACGACCTCGACGGCCCGACCGGCGACTATATCATCGACGCTGGCGGCACCGGCACCGACAACCGCTCAATCTGGATCGTCGACTGGGATCTGGACGAGTTCGCCGGCATCTATCCCAAGGGTACGAAGGCCGGCCTGGTCCACATGGACATGACCTCGAACCTGCGCCCGGCGGCTGACGGCTATCCGATCGGCGATCTCGTCTACGATGAGAGCGGCAATCCCTATCCGGCCTATACCGACTTCTTCCAGTGGGAGGCCGGCTTGTCGGTTGGCGATCACCGGCGCGCCGTTCGCATCGCCAACATCGACTTCTCGCTGCTCACCAAGGATCGCTCGACCGGCGCCGACCTCGAGGACCTTCTCGTCCAGGCGATCGAGCGCATCAAGTCGACCGGGCCGAACGCGGCGATCTACGCGCCCAAGCCGCTCGGCGCCATGCTGCGCCGCCAGGCTCTGGTCGACAGCCGCAACGGCCGGGGCCTTCTGGGCTTCGAGACGATCGGTGGCCGCAAGGTCACGTCGTTCGACGGCCTCCCCATCCGCTCGGAAGACGCGCTCAACGTCGACGAAGCCCGCGTTATCGCCTGAGGAGACTGAGACATGAACACGGACAAGGAACTGCTCTGCTCCGACAAGCAGGCGATCACCGCCGACGCGGTTTCGACGGATGCGATCCTCTGGACGGGTCTGTCGGGCGCCGATCGCACGCGCAATCTGCGGGCCTTCTGCCAGATCGAGACGAGCTTCACGCCGGATGGCGCGGCCACGGGCATCACGTTCGAGATCATCGCGGCGGACAATACGGCGCTGACGACCAACGTCGTCTCGCTCTATTCAACCGGCGCGATTCTCAACGGCGCGTCGAACGTCAACCTCGCGGCGGGAAAGCGGGTCATCGATCAGCCGATGCCCGCCACGTCCAAAGCCTATGTCGGCTTCCGCTACACGACCAACGTCGGGGACTATACGACCGGCAAGGTGACGGCGGGTCTCGTCATCGGCACCGAAACCCCGCAGGCCGATCGCCCGGCGGCTGAGAGCCACGGCTTCTAAGGAGACGAATGATGACGCAGAAGGTTCTCACCAAGAAGACGTTCATCGGCCACGGCTCCATGGGGCATATGGGCTATCCCGGCGACGTCGTCGATGTCGACGCCAAGGGTATTCCGCAGCCGGCGGATTCGACGCCGGTCGGCTCGTTGACCGTGGAGCAGCTTCAGGCGCGTCTCGAACGGCTCCAGAAGGCGGACAAGCCTGAAAAGGCCGAGCCCGACTTCGGCAAGAACGTCGCCGACCCGGTGGATACCAACACCGGCGCTCAGCCCCTGGCCATGGCGGCTGTCGCTCCCCATGCTCCCAGCGCGACCCAGCCCCAGACGCTTCCGCCCGGCACGGAGCAGGTTGGGGACCGCTTCGTCCGCCGCGCGCCAGAGGAGGCTCCGGCGGCGCTGGAGGAAGTCGTCGCCAACACGCCCGAGCAGATCGACGGCGTCGATGGTGGCATTGAGCCCCGCAAGCCCGGCAGGCCCGCCAAGGCCAAGGACTGACCGCGCTGATGCCGATCCTGTCGTTCTTCGGCCGCGCTGCGGGCTTCATGGGCCTGGTCACGGGCGCCGAGGGCGGCGATGCCACGCCGGTCTCTGCGGCCAACCCGCTACCGACGACGGCAACGCTCTCCAGTGACACGATAGGGGCCGGACTCGTACCGAAATACGCTGTGATCGCGGCTTCGTCGAGCGGCAACAATGAGATCGTCGCGGCCGTGGCGACCAAGAAGATACGAGTGCTGGGCTACGTCTTGATGGGGGCGGGCGCCGTCAATGCCAAATTCCGCTCGGCTGACAGCGCAGACAGGACGGGGCTTCACTACATCGCCGCAGCGGGCGGTGGGGCATCTGCCTCGTTCAACCCCGTGGGCTGGTTCGAGACCGTGGCTGGGGAGGCTTTGAACCTCAACCTCTCTGGTGCCGTCGCGGTCGGTGGCGTGCTCGTCTACATCGAAGTCTGATGAGCCTGCTTCTCCTTGGGGCAGGGCTTGGGGCGGATGCGTCCGCGCCACCCCCCTCCATCGTCACCAACGGCACGTTCGATGCGGACACCGACTGGACGCTTACCAACGATTTCGTGATCAGTGGCGGGGTGCTTGCCTGCTCCGGCGCGGCGGGGATCAAACGGTGCATCCAAGAGGGAGCAGGGGCGCCTTATGCCGAAGGGCGCACCTACCGCATTGAGTGGGACTTGGTGGCCAGAATCGCCGGCTCGGTCAGTGTTAACATCGGAACCGATGTCACCGGGGTTAGTCTCGGCACTACCGGAGGCGGCCAAACCTTTGCCGGGCATTATTCTCACGATGTGACCATCGGCGTCGGCGCGCTCGCCGGACAATATCACAAAATACAGGCGGGCAACGTCGCGAACCTATCTGTCGACAATCTCGTCATTACCGACATCACCTAGGAGCGGGCATCATGCCGAACCTCTATCCAGACCCCGCCCTCGCCAGCGGCGATTATTCCGCGATGGGAGGGTTCGCCAAGGACGGAACCGCGCTGGTCGCGAGCGATGCCGGCATTTTCGACGTCATCGCGCTTGAAGGTCCGATCGAGGGCGACTTTTTCGGCTTCATCGCCAAGGCCGGGCAGTATCAGGTCAGCGTCCACGTGGCTGATCATGAGCAAGGCGGCGCCCATGCTCGCATCCGCGCTGGCGCCTTCACCGATCTCGGCATAGCCGGAGACGGCTGGACCTTCCCGATTACAGTCACGGCTGGAACGAACGAACAGGTCAGCTTCGTGCTTCGCGGTTCGAACAATGGCCGCTTTCGCATCGTCCCCGACGAGAACGGCGAGGCGATCCGGATCACGACATGAGCCTGGCGCTGTGCATCCCCGCGCCCTAGGCGCCCGCACAGCGCTAATCTCCCGCCATGGCGACATCCCGTCTCGGCATCTGGAACATGGCGCTCGACGAGCTGCCGGCGTCTCGGGTCGACGCGATGGACGACGGCTCATTTGAAGGCGAGAAGCTATCCGAGGCCTATCAGCCCGCGCTGGAGTTGCTTCTGGAGGATCACGATTACGACTTCGCGATTGTCCGCCAGACGCTAGCCGTCGTCACCAATGGTCGCGCCGCCGAATGGGCCTATGCCTATCAGGCCCCGGCCAACATGCGCTCCCCGCGCCACATGCTGCCGTATGGCGCCGATTTCAGCGCCGGCTCAACGCCATCCTATCCCGTCTATGGCCGCCTCCGCTCCTATGAGGGCATTGTACCCTTTCGGCTGATCGGGGGCGTGATCTATGCGAACATGGAAAACGCCATCTTCGAATTCGTGACCTCTGACGTTTCCGAGGATCTGTTTTCAGCCAAGTTCGCCCGCGCGCTGGCGCTGGAGCTGGCGAGCCGAGTCGTCATGCCGATCAAGAAGGACAGCAAGCGCCAGGGCAAGCTGATCCAGATGGCGGAGATCGCGCGCGAGCGGGCCAAGGCCGACGACATGAACCGCGACCGCGAAAGCCCGAGAGACTTTATCCCCGAGGCCCAGCTCGTCCGGTCCGGCGTTCTTTCGTGGCAGTAGGCTGATGGCCTTCCGGTCGGGACAGCACAACTTCTCGAAGGGCGTCCTCACCGAGGAGCTATGGGGGCGCGTCGACATCGCCCCCTACAATGCGGCTGTCCGGCAGGGAACGAACGTCCTCATCCTCAAATATGGCGGCCTGACGAAACGGCCCGGAACGCGGTTCGTCTACGAGATCACCGATGGACTAAAGCGGCTCCTGCCCTTCGAGGGCGCGCTGGACGCCTCCTATGCCTTGCTGATGGGCCAGGCCAGCATGAGGCCGGCGGCGCTGGGCGGAATGGTGCTGGAGGAAAAGCTCACCGTCGAGGCCCTGACGCTCACCGACCCGGTCCAGATCACCGCCTCGTTCCACGGATTCGAGGATGGCGATGAGGTGTTCTTTCAGGAACTCGACGGGCCGATCGAACTCAATGGCCGCGTCCTTCCCGTGACCGTGATCGACGACGACAATTTCACCGTGCCCGTTGACGGAACCGGCTATGCGGCGCTCGCTTCGGATGGAGGGGGCATCATCCGCAGCGGCGCGCCCGCCGCTCCGCCCGCGCCGCCGGCCGTCCCGCCAGTGGTCCCGCCGCCCGCTGATCCGCCTGTTGGTGGAGGCGGGAGCGGTCCCCACTGGTACGACCCGGATTACCACATCCCATGAGCGTGGCCCGCATCTACAGGGCGGCGACGCCCTACAACGCTTCCGAGCTATCCGAGCTGGATTACGTCCAGAGCTTCGACGTCCTCTATCTCGCTCACCTGGATCACGTCCGAAGCAAGCTCATCCGCTCCGGCCATGCGGACTGGGAATATGTCGCGCTCTCGACCGGCCCGACCATCGCGGCGCCGACCAGCCTTAGCGTTGCCGTCACCAATCCGAATCAGGACGCCGCCAATTCTGGGAACGCCTATTTCCCCCAGCCACGGCATTATGTCGTCACCTCGGTAAACGACACGACCGGGCAGGAGAGCCGCGCTTCGACCTCGGACGACGGGACCAACGACCTAACTCTGAAGCGCAACAAGAACGTCTTGACCTGGGTCGCCGCCACGGGAGCAAATCGCTACCGGGTCTACGCCGCCGACAACGAGCAGGCTTACGGCTATATCGGCGAGACTATTGGAACGATGTTCACCGACGACAATCTCACTCTCGATTTCACCGATGGGCCTCCCACGGGTGACGATCCTTTCTCCGGCGACGACGACAACCCATCGACCGTGACATTCTTCGAGCAGCGGCTTTGGTGGGCGCGAACCAGAGCGCGTCCGAACGCGGTATTCGGGTCCCAATCCGCCGACTTCGAGAATCACGACATAGCTCGCCCGTCCAAGGAGAGCGACGCGATCAGCATCGCTATCGCCGCGCAGAAGGTCAACAGCGTCCATTCCCTCGTTCCGATGGAGAACCTTCTTGCCCTGACCGGCGATGCCATCTTCGCGATCAAGGGTTCGAACGCCGATTATCTCACCGCCAGCCCGCCTCCCCGCGTTCCCCGCCAATCGGGCAGAGGCGCGAACAGGCTCAAACCCCTGGTCCTGGACGAGGTGATTTTCTATCAGCCGGCCATCGGTTCCGAGGTCCGCTCGCTGGGCTTCACTTTCGAGATCGACGGCTATCGCTCCAATGACGTGTCGATCTTCTCTCCCGGGTTTTTCCGGTCCTACGAAATCAACGCCTGGGATTATGCCGAAGAGCCTTTGTCCGTGGTATGGACCGCAAGGTCGGACGGGAAGATGCCCACCTTCACCTGGCAGCAGGAACAGCAAGTATGGGGCTGGACGCTGTGCGAGACGGACGGGGCGGTCGAGGACGTGATCGCGGTCAGGGAAGGGGGCGAGGACCGGCCCTATCTCATCGTCACGCGGACGATCGACGGGGAGGAAAGGCGGTTTCTGGAGCGGATGGCGTCGGCGAAGTGGGAGGATGTCAAGCAAAGCTGCTATCTGGACTGTGCAGCCACCTTCGAGCCCGCGACCCCGACCAGCGTTTTTTACGTCCCCCATCTGGCGGGAGCGACCGTCGACGCCTTGGCCGATGGGTTCGTCGTCACTGGCCTCACCGTTGAAAGCGACGGGCGGGTCGAGTTCGCGGAGGACGTGAACGAGGTCGTTACCATCGGCTTGCCCTATGAGGCGGTAATCGAGACCTTGCCGCTGATGTTCGAAACCCGCGAAGGCTGGCCTCGGGACAAGCGGCAGATGATTGGCGAAGCCGTGCTGCAAGTCGTCGACACCCGCATAGGTTCAGTCGAAGCGGGGCGCCGGCTGTCCAAAATGTATGCGACCAAAGCGCGCGGAACCGAAGCGCTCGGCGAGCCCACGGCGCTCTTCACAGGCGCGCGAACCGCCGCGACGGAACCGCTGACGGCTGGCGAAGCGACGCTGTTCGTCCGCTCCACCGAACCAACGCCGATGACGATCACCGCCATCTACCTAGATCCCATTGTGAGCCAGGACACTTGATCGAGATCGTCGCCGCTTCCCCGGCCCATGTCGGGCGGATCGCCAACAGGATGCGGGAGGCTGATAGGGAGGAATGCGAGGCGTACGGCCGCTCTCCCAAGGAAGCGCTGCGATTGGGTCTGCGAAGCTCCGTGCTGGCGTCTACGGCCCTTGTGGACGGCTCACCCGAGGGAATGTTCGGCGTTGCCCCGCTCAACGCGCTGGAGGGAACAGGGCGGCCCTGGATGCTGGCGACGGACGCAGCCTCCCATTGTGCAAGGGAGCTCCTCGACCTTGGCCCGCCTGTTATCGAGGCCATGCACCGCCGGTTCGCCAGATTGGAGAATTACGTCTCCATCAGAAACCGCCGGGCAATCAGGATGCTCATGGCCTGGGGCTTTGAGATCGGAGACGAGACGATGGAGTTCGGCGGGGTCGAGTTCAGGGAGTTTTGGAGAGAGGCTATCTTCTCGCCCGCAAACGGACCACTTCAGCTATGACATCCTCCCGTAATCCTGATCGAAACGAGGTGGTGAACCGGCGCCGATATCCAGATCCCCGGCAGTCGCTAGCGGCGTCGACCGCCGCGGCTATCGCGCCGCTACATTCATCCAACGCCGCAACAGCAATGTCGGCGGGGAGGGCTCTGGACCGGTCAAGCCGCCGGCCCGCGCGCAGGGTGCACTCACGCGCGACACCGCCCAATGTCGTCATCGCCTCGCGCCTGCTTTGCTCGTCCCCGGCGTCACACCTGAGGCTTGGATATTGCTCTGCTGCGACGAGCGCGAGGATGAGGGCGAGAAACTTCATGGCGGCGGAGAATGCCCTAGTTGGCCCCTTCCTTCAAGGGAGGGCGGTCTGATGTGCCTCCCAGTCGCTACTATGGCCTTGGCCGCCTCGGCGGTGCAGATGGTCGGGCAGGCCACCTCAACGGTGTTCGCCATGCAGCAGGCCGGCTACGAAGCGCGGGCCGCAAACCAGAACGCCCGCATCGAAAGCGAGCGCGCCAACGACGCCCGCGAGAGGGGCCAGACCGAAAATCTCAACTATCAGCGCCAGGTCTCGCAGGAGATGGGGACGCAACAGGCTTCAATGGCCGCCAACGGCGTGGATCCGACATTCGGCTCGGCGGCTTATGTGCGCGGCGACACGGCGATGATCGGGGCGGAGGATGTTCGGACCATCAGCCGCAACACCTTTCAGGAAATGCGCGGCTTCGACATCAACGCCGCCAGCTTCCGAGCGGAAGCCAAAGCTGCTCGGCGCCGCAAAACGGGTTTCCTGATCCAAGGCGGGCTGGCGATGGCCGGCACGGCGCTGGGCGCCGCCCAGCAATATCGTAAATTCTCCCGGCCGACAGGGTAATGGCAGTCGTCCCGATCACCCAAGGCGCTCGCATCAGGCGCGAGCCCATGCCTGCTTCCCGCGTCGTTGCTCCGGATATGTCCAGCGTCGGACGGTCCATCGGGGAAGGGCTGCAAGAGCTGGGGCAAGCCGGTTCCCGATTCGCCGAGGGCGAGCAGCGGCTTGTAGAGTTGCGGGCCGAGGAAGAGACGCGACGGGGCGATGTCGGCCTTATGCAAGCCGTCCGCCCACTCGACCAGCAGGTCCGGCGCGCGCGCGGCGTCAATGTCCGCGGCGCCTTAGCCTCTGCCCAAGAGGATTTGCGTACGATTAGCGGGGAAATACTATCTAACGCCTCGAGCCCCTTGGCACGGCAGATGCTTCAGCGGGCCATAGACCGCCGAGTCGGACAGACCCTCGATAGCTGGTCATCGCATGCCGACACAGAGGAGTTCCGCGCGCTCGACACCGGCCACGAAGCGAGGGCGAACGCCTCCATCGAGACCGCCCTCGATCACGCCGAAGAGCCGGAGATCGCGGCCGAGAACATGGCGAACGCCGTCATCGAAGTGAGCCGCCGCGCCGAGCTCAACGGTTGGGGCGACGCTGTACGGCAAGAGCAGCTACTCGCGACACGCTCCCGCTTTCACATCGGCCGCGCTCGTCAACGGTTCGAAGCAGAAGACCCTGAAGGCGCGAGGGCGATCCTTGATGCGAGCGGGGACGAAATCCGGGCCGATGACGAAGCCCAGATGCGGCGCCTGATCAGCGGAGAGTTGGAAGCCAACCAAGCGTCACGAGACTTGGCCTATGTGGCCGAACTGCCGACTGCAGAGGGGGCAGCGCCCTCTAGTCCCGATGTCCCGCCAGGAGAAGCCGAATGGCGATCCCCGGTGCGCGTCGATTCGACGACCGTTCCCGGCGGGAGGTTCGGTGCGCCGCGCAGCTATGGCGGACATGTTGGCCGCGACTATGCCGGAATGAGGCAGGGAACGCCTGTCTATCCAATGGCAGAGGGCACAGTGCGAAGCGTTACCCGCTCCAACGGGGGCGGAAATACCGTCGAGATCGAATATGCCGGCGGCTACCGTTCGCGCTACCTGCATCTCGCCGATGGATCAATCCGGGTTCGCGAAGGGCAGCGTGTCGCGCCGAATGATGCTGTTGCTGGCGTGGGAGAGACCGGATCAGCTTCTCGCGGCGTTCACCTTCACGCCGAGCTTACCGATAGGCAGGGGCGCCGGATTGACCCTCAGACAATCGTAGGAGAGCGCTCTACGGGCTTGCCGGCGCCTGATGGCCGCCGCGTCGACATAGCGGTGCTCTATAGTCGCATTGATCAGCAGCCTTGGTCGGAATCTCGAAAGAGGCGCGCCAGGGAAGAGGCGCAGCGATACGCGGGCCAGAACGATCGGGTCCGCGAGCGCGGCGAGCAGGATGCCGAGCGTGTCCTTACTCAGCGGCTCGTCGAGATGAACCAGAGCGGGCAGCGCCTCACCAACCTGTCGCAACTGCCAGCCGCCGCACTATCCGACGCCAGCCCGGCCTTTGTCCTTCAGCTTCAAGCCAGCGCCGACGCCAACAGCCGCCGCGAGCCTGAGGCAAATTCGGTAGTCATGGCCGAACTCGTCTTGCGGGCAGCGGAAGACCCGAACGCCTTCCTTCGTGAAAGCCCGGAACTCTATCGCAATCGCATCACCGATGCCGAGGTCATGGCCCTACACCGTACCCAAGCCGAGATTCGCAACCGCGCCGGGCCACAGCCGGGACAGATCCTCGAGATGATCAACTTCGTCTTGCCAGACACCGGGCTTGTCCCGCACATCGCGACAACCTTGTCCGGTCCTCGCCGCCGAGTGGCGAGAGAAGCTGCGGAGACAGCCGAACGCCAGGCGCGGGCAAGGCTGCTCTCTGCGGTCCAGCAGCGTCTTTCGACCCAGTTCCCGCAAGGCACGCCAGTAAGGCAACAGGACATTCTCAGCGCCGTTCGCGCCGAAGTCGCGACCGTAACCGTTAACGGGCAGCAGACGCGCGTTTTCGAGGCGAGGGAGAGAGGCCAGCGCAGTTACACCATCCGAATCCCCCAACGGGTGCTGTCCCGCGTGGATCAGGATTTGCGCGACGCCGGCCTGCCGATCACCGAGAACAATCGCGGCAACGCCTATCTGAGGAACAAGGCCGAATACGATGCCATCTCCCGCTGACGAGGGCAGAGCCCGGCGCGTATCAGGGCTTCGCCGGGAAGCGGCCGCGCGCGTGGCGCTGCACGCCGTCGATGACACCAGCCCGGCCACGGCGCGGGCCGATGCGAGGCTCGGGCGTCAGGCTGGCATACCTCTGCAGTCCTTCGATGATGCCACCCGGCCCATGGCGGAGGCGAGGGCGCGAAGCTTTCAGGTCCAGGACGCGCTTAGCCGCGCCCCGCGCCTTGCTCCGATCCTCGCCGATCCTCGCCGCTATCAGCGGGTTTCGGACGACTTGGCTCCGCTGACGGATATTGTCGACGCCGTTCATCGCCAGTCGAGGGACATGGCGGCTACGTTCATGTCCGAGGCCAGTGGGAGGCGAGAGCCGCGGCGCATCGGAGGCGGCGGCATCAGTCCTGTCGGGCAAGCGATTTCAGCCCTGCTCAGCGGCACAGCGGCAGTAGGAGAGGCCCTTGTCGGCGGCGGTATCGAGATGGGCGGGAGCGCCCTGCAAGCCTCGGGCCGGCTTGCCGTGCAAACTGGCGTTACCGCGCTCGGCACAATCGGCGGCGCCCATGTCTTGGCGGGGTCTCCATCCATCCGTGATTTGACTGACGCGGCGGCTCGCCCGCTCTCTCGGGCCTCGCAGGAGGCGGCGCGGCCTATCGTTCGCTATGGCAACACCTTCGCCACGCCAACGGACAGCCCTCTCGTCAACCGCCTTCAAACAGCGGCTCGCTCCGCCGGTGGTTCAGCTATTCTGTTGCTCGCCTCCGCCGCCACTCGAAACCCTCTGACCGGAACTGTGATCGCGGGCGTGGCGGAATCCGAGCGCGCCTATGAAGATGCCATCGCCTCCGGGTTGAATGAGCAAGAGGCCCGAAGCTACGCGGACATCAACGGCCTGATCGAAGGCGGTATGGAGTATTGGAGCAACCGCCTGTTCGTCGGCGACATAGTGGGCGGCAGCGGCTTCCTGCGCACTCTCCGCAATCAGGTGGCGTCCGAGGTCCCGAGCGAGCTGGCGACCACGGCAGGGCAGGAGCTAAACCGGTTCGCCAGTATCGAAAGGCGGCAGGGCGTTACCGTGGGGGAGTTCGTCCGCGACCTCCCCGGCGAGTTGCTGGACACCTTCATTACAACCATCCTCGCCACGGGCATGACGACTTCGATTTCTCATCCCATAGCGACGGTCGTTAACAGGCGTGTCGAGCAGATACAGGCGCGAACCGACGCGCGGACGGTCGATCGGATCATGGGGGCGTCCGCTCAGTCGCGAACGAGGACAGAGAGCCCGCATGATTTCCGCGAGATTATGGACGAAGCGGCGGACGGAACCCCCGTCGAGAATCTATACATCCCTCCGGAGAACATCCGCCAGCTTTTCCAGACCCCCGAAGATTTGGCGGAGGACAATTTCTGGAGCGCCTATGCGGAGGATATCGCCGAAGCGGAGGCCATCGGTGGGGACGTAGTCATTCCTCTGTCCGAAGCGGCGACGCATCTCGCCGGCAATCCTCAATGGGAGGCGCTGAAGGATCACGCGCGGACCTCCGCGGGGGGTATGTCGAGGATCGAAGCGGAGGAAGCGAACGAGGCATTCGCCGATGCGATCCGCCAGACCGGCGAGGAGCTGACCGCTGAGCTTGAAGCCGATCGTGCGGCCATGGAGCCTGTCGTCAAGGTCTATGAGGCGATGCGCGACAAGCTGATGCTTGCGGGGTTTCGCGCCGATGCGGCGTCTCAGCTCGCGACCCAATTTTCTCAGCGGCAAGCAGTGCGAGCCCAGCGCCTGGGACGTCCTCTGACCGGGCAGGAAGCGGGAGAAGTGGAGGTTCGGCAAATCCTGCCCGAACGCTTGGCACAGGCCATCACGGCAGCGGAAGTTCCCGACGCGGGGCTGCGCGACGTCATCGCCGAGATGAGGCGCAAGCGCGGTGTCCGAAGCGAGCAGGCTAGGTTCGGCCCCTCACTGCTCGACTGGATAGCCAAACGGGGCGGCATTGAGGATCGCGGCGGCGACATTGCCGCGATGGGAGCGGGGCCTCTCAGAGGCAGCGCGAAGAAAGGCCAGCGGAAGCTCATCAGACCCAGCAACGACGGTCAGCCCTCCCTGCTCGGCGCCGATGGACAACAGAACAGCAATTCGCCGGACGAGCTGGCGTTACGCGCATGGGAGGCTGGGTACTTCACCGAGTTCGCCGAGCGGCCGAGTGTCAATGATCTTCTGAATGCGATTTCGGAGGGCCTGTCGGGCCGCGACCGCTTTGTGCCGGCGGATGAAAACCAAGCCGATATGTTGAGGGATGCCGCCCAGGAACTATCTTCGCTTCTTGATCAGCGTGGCTTGGACGCAGACACGGCTAGCGATGCCGAGATCGCTCGAACGGTCTCGCAATATCAATCGGAGCGGATGGAGGGGAGGTCTTTCGGGCAGGGGCTTTTCGACGATCCCGAACAGCCGCGTCGGAGCATGACCACCGAGCAGCGCGCCGAACTTGATGCGCGCCAGCTGCAATCCATGGCGCGGCGTGGCGGTCAGGCATCGGTGAAGGATCAGGCCGGCGGCCTCTTCTCTGCCGAGCGCGATCAGGACAGCCTGTTCCAGACCTATGGGGATGGCCCGAGAGGGCGCATCACCTTCACGTCCGATGGGCGCTCAGTTATCGACCTCTTCGAAGCGCGCGACCTGAGCACGTTGATCCACGAATCTGGCCATCTCTATCTCGAGGAGCTAAAAACAGACGCGGCAATCGCGCTCCAGCTCGACACCGTAGAAGGCCGGCAACTCTTCGCCGACTTCGAAACGGTCAAAGCATGGTTCGCGCGCGAGGGTCATCCGATCGGCGAAGACGGCGTGATCCCAACCGAAGCGCACGAAATGTGGGCGCGGGGTTTCGAGCGTTACGCCATGGAGGGCAAAGCTCCGTCGTCGACTCTCCGCCGCGCCTTCGAAGCGTTCCGGTCCTGGCTATTGAATATCTACAAGACGGCGGACAGGCTCCGCGCGCCGATCACGCCTGAAATCCGCGATGTCATGGCCCGGCTGCTGGCGACGGACGAAGAGATCGCCGCGGCTCAGGAAGAGCAGCAGATCAAGGCGCTGTTCAAGACCGCCAAGGAAGCGGGGATGACGGCGGCCGAGTTCGCGGCTTACAATCGTTCGACGGAAGACGCGCGAGACGAAGCTCATTCAGCCCTTCTCCAGCGGACGATGGCGACGATTCGAGCCTCGCGCACGAAGGAATATCGGACCCAAGAGGCGAGCGTCAACGCCGAGATCGCGGCCGCGGTCGATAACCAGCCCGTGTTCAAAACTCTTCGTCTGCTGCGTACCGGAAAAGTCACTGATGAAGAGGCGCGGCCGGTCAAGCTGGACAGGCAATTCCTTATCGACTCCTACGGGCCAGACGCTCTTGACGCGATGCCGAAGAGCGTCCCGCCCATATTCGGAAGCGAGAACACCACCCACCCCGACGTGATCGCGGGTGAGGTCGGCTTCGAATCCGGCGACGAGATGATCCGAATGCTGATGGGGCATGAGCAGACCCGGCAGGAGCTGAGGGCGAAGGGCGACAAGCGCTCCCCACGGCAAGTGCTGATCGACGAGGAAACGGCCGCGCGCATGGCCGAGCGCTACGGGGATCCATTGCGGGACGGCTCGATCGAGGAGGAGGCCCGCGCTCTCATCCACAATGACCGGCAGGGCGAAGTCATCGCGGCCGAGATCAGGGCGCTGGGCAGGAAGACGGGGCAGCGGCCGACACCATATTCAATTGCTCGCCAGTGGGCCGCCGAGCGGATCGCCACTGGCGTGGTTGTGGGCGTTGCCTCGGGAACGGCACTCCAGCAATACCAGCGCGCCGCGCGGAGGGCAGCTAAGCTCGCCGAAGAGGCGATGCTGAAGGGCGATGCAAACGAGACGTTCCGCCAGAAGCAGTCCCAGATGCTCAACAACGCCCTTATCTCGGAAGGGAGGAAGGCGAAGGACCGGATCGACATAGCCGTCCGCCGGCTCGGCAAGCTGGCCAAGCGGCGGACGATGAAATCCGTAGATCAGGACTATCTCGACCAGGTCCACGGGCTGCTGGAGCAAGTTGACCTGGGGCAGCGGTCGCAGACGGCGATCGACAAGCGCATCTCGTTCGAAACGTGGGCTGCGGCGCAGGAGGCCGCCGGCCATGACCTGACCGTCCCCGCGTCTTTCGCGAATACCTTGGGACAGACGCATTGGTCGCGCCTCAGCGTCGAAGAGCTGATCGGGCTCGACGACACGGTCCAGCAAATCATCCACCTAGGAAGGTTGAAGCAGACCCTTCTCGACGGCAAGGAGCGGCGGGATCGGGAAGAGGTCATCGCCGAGATGGAGGCGGTCGGCGGGGGCCTGAAGCAGCGTCCGCCTTCGACCTTGAACGATCCGGATCGTAATTTCCTAGACAAGACAAGATCCAAGCTGCGCGGCGCCGACGCGGCGATGGTCAAGATCGAGCAGCTTTGCCTGTGGCTGGACGGGAACCGGCAGAACGGCCCGTTCACCCGTATGATCTTCCGCCCGATGGCCGAAGCCCAGGGTAGGGAAGCCGACATGATGCGGCTCTACGTCGAGAAGATGAACGTCGTTCTCAGTGGGATGCCGAAGGAGCAGCTTCGCGATTGGGGGCGAGAGGTCGACACGCCGGAGCTGATTGTCAACGTCGAAGGCCATCCGGAGCGCGGGCGGCCGTGGCGGCTCTACAAAGACCAAATCGTCATGCTGGCGATGAACTGGGGCAACGAGGGCAACCGCCAGCGCATCGTTGACGGCTACCGCTGGTCGGAGGCTCAGGTGGAAATCGTACTGGCCAGACTGATGTCGGCGGAGGACTGGGCTTTCGTCCAGGCTACCTGGGACACGATCGACGAGCTTTGGCCGCAAGTCGCCGAGATGGAGCGAAGGGTCAACGGCTTCGCTCCGGACAAGGTCGAGGCGATCCCAGTCGAGACGCCGTTCGGCACGTTCCGAGGCGGCTATTTCCCGGCTGTCTACGATCCGACCTGGTCGTCCCGCGCCGAGGCCAATGCGGAAAAGAACCTCCTCGAGGCCAATTACGTGAAAGCCAACACCCGCGCCAGTTCGACCCAAGAGCGCATCGAAGGCGTGAAGCGGCCGATCCTGCTGTCCATGGGCGTTATTACCCGTCATCTCGGCGAGGTTATTCACGACATCACGCACCGGGAAGCGCTCATCGAGGTTAACCGCATCGTCTCGGATGAGCGGATCCAGAGAGTCATCTCGAACACGATGGGGCCGGAGTACGGCAAGCTCCTGACGCCTTGGCTGAAGCACATCGCCAACGATGCGGCGCGGAACGCCAACTCGAATTCGATTGTCGTCAATTTTTTCCGCGGGCTCAATCGCAACGTCACGCTCGTGGGGCTCGGCTATCGGCTCACTTCCGCCATCGCCCAGGTCGCGGGTATGCCGAACATCATTGCCAAGATCGGCGCGGTGCGGATGGGCGAGGGGTGGCTGCGGTTCATGTCCAACCCGCTCTCCGCCTATCGCGAGGTCACGGACAAGTCGGCGGAAATGCGCGACCGCTTCTCAACGATGGACCGCGATATTGTCGAGCGCGCCCAGCAGATGGCTGGACGGCGGGGGATCAGGGCGATCCAGGGACCCGGCTGGTTCACGAAATACGCCTTCCACTTCATCCTCATTATGGACGCGTTCCTGACGACGGCGGGGTGGATTGGGGCCTATCGCAAGGCGGCGGCTGAGGGGATGAGCGAAGAGGAGGCCGTTGCGTTCGCCGACCAGACAATCCGGCTGTCCCAGGGCGCGGGCGGGGCCAAGGACCAAGCGGCGATCACCCGCGAGCATGAAGCGGTGAAAGTCTTCACCCGCTTCTTCTCCTATTTCTCGGCGCTCTACAGCCAGCAGCGGGACGTGTTTCATCGCCTGCGGAGGATCGAGAGCGCGAAGGACGCTGGGACCGTCCTTCACCGCGCATTTTGGGTAATGATCATGCCGCCGATCGTCGATGGGCTCATTCGCGAGTGGATGGGCGGGTCCGGGCCTGGCGACGATGACGAGGACGGCGAGATATCGCTGGAGGAGCGTGGCGAATGGCTGGCAAGCCGCGTTATGTTTGGCAACATCGCCTCGATCCCCGGCATCCGGGAGGTTGGCGGCGCTGTCGATTCAGGCTTCGGCTACCGCATTTCCCCCGTGTCCATGGTCGGTGAAAGCCTTCTCCAGGGATTTCAGAATGTCGAGCGGATGCTGGATCGCGACGAAGGGACTGAGCCGAGCGACCGCTGGGTCAAGCAGACGCTCACGCTCTACGGCCTCCTGTTCGGCAAGCCCACGGGCCAGCTCTCAGCGGCGGCTCAGTTCAGTTACGACACCGCCACCGGGGAAGCCGAGCCGGAGACCGTCGGCGACTATTACACTGGTCTGACGAGGGGGCGGCTGGAGGAAGTCGAATAACGCTGTGCATCCCTCCGCCTGAGGGCGGCGGAGATGACTATCCTGCCGGCGATGACCGTCACATCCACCGCCACCTATTCAGGTCCGTTCACGCCCAACGGCGTGACGACGCAGTTCGCATTCGCCTTCAAGGCGGCATCGGCAAGCGAGATCGAGGCCAGGTCACTCGCTGGCGACACGTGGGCGACGATCAGCCCAGCTCTTTACGACGTCACCGTCAACAGCGGAGATGGTGGGACCATAACCTTCACCACCGCCCCCGCTGCGGCAATTGGCGAGCTCTACATTTTCTCCGATCCCCTTTTCACGCGGGAGGCCAATTTCGGGGCGGAGGGACTATTCTCGCCGGCTGCCCTCAACCCTCAACTCGATCGCGCCGCGGTCCGTGACTTGTACCTCAAAGAGCGGGTCGACAGCGTCGTCAGCGACGAGCTGCTGCTAGCCTCTAAGGGCGGCAAGTTCCTGGGGTGGGATGCCGAAGGGAACCCCACGGCCCTGTCGGGGACGGGAACGGACGACGCCTTGCGCGACGACCTTGTCGCTTCGACAGGCGGCGCGCTGGTCGGCCTTCTGTCGCTGGGCGTCGGCGGGCTGGCAAGAAGCCTGCTCGCATGGTTTCGCGACCAGCCCCTGACCGCAGAGGGGTTCGGGGCTGTCGGCGATGTCCCAACGGACGATGCGGCGGCGTTCGCTAAACTGATCACGGCCGCCCAAGCCTTTTCCCTGCCCATCCGCCTCAAGCAGGGCGCCACCTACGGTCTCGGCGCGGCGGCCTGGACCGGTCTCAGCGCCACCCTCACCAAAGATATCGACATCGACGGCAACGGCGCCACGATCAAGGTCTTGGCCATGCCCACCAATCTGGGCGTCGTCGGCCCCGCCAACAGGTGCCTGCTCAAGTTCGACGGCACCGCGAGCTACTACAAGCTCAAGATCCACAACCTGACGATCGACGCCAACGGCTTCCCCTCGGGCACGACAGATAACCTGGCCCTGGTCGCCGCCTATCGCTGCGATGTCGACATCCAGGGCTGCAAGTTCATCAACGGGAACATGGGCGCCGGCAATACGGCGACGTTCGCCCTGTTCCTGAACGCGTGCAGCGGGCGCATCCACGGCAATCGTTCGAAGAATGTCGGCTATTTCGGCTATCTCGGCCACACCAATGCGGGGATGAACGGCTTCAACCTCACGGTCTCGGCCAACATCTGCGAGCAGTTCTATAATGCCGCCACGCCTACAGTCCGAGGCGATTTCGTCGCTGGCGTTCACCACAACACCGCCATCATCGGCAACACGGCTACCGGCTTCTTCACCGCCGTCGCCTTGTCCGGCTTTGCTGGCACCGGCGTCTTTTGCGACGACGTCACCATCGTCGGAAACGTTTTCGAAAACGGGACCGCTCAGGGCATCCAGACTGACATCGTCGGCGCGATCAAGGCGCAGCGCATCGTCATCACCGCCAACGTCATCCGAGCCTGCGGGGTCAGTGGTGCTGGCATCTATATCTCGCAGGTCGAGGACGGCTCGATCACAGGCAACGCGCTGGACGGCAACGAGTTCGGCATCCAGATCGACAATAGCACGGGGATCGTAATTTCCTCGAACCGGATCACCGCCGGCGCCGCCGCGACCAAGGTCGCGGGCATCCGCATCATCGCCGCTACCGGCAACGTCTCCGGGATCGAGCTCATCGGCAACAGGGTCAGCGGCTACACCGGGACTGACCATTACGGGCTGCTCGTCACGCCCTCAGGCGGCTTCACCGTTTCCGACGTCGGCATCTCGGGCGGCGCCTATAACGGCAATGGCGACGGCATCCGGATCAGCGTCGACTGCGCGAAGGTCCGGATCGGCAATGTTACCGCCATCGGCAACACGCTCGACCTCAGGCTCCTGGCCCTCGACATCGCGTTCGAGCCCAACACCATGGTCTACGCCACCGAGATCGGGGCTCAGTATTGGGACCTGTCGAGCGCGACCCCGGCCCTTGCCGGCCGACGCACCTATCGCCTTTCGAACGGTCTCACCGTCACCAGCGTGACCGGCGGCATCGACGGGCACTTTTACGACTTCATCGGCGCCGGCACGTTCACGATCAATCACAATGGAACGAGCGTCAGCAACCTCGGCGCCGCCAATCGCGCCGGAGCTGCAGGAGGCTTCATCTCCTACCAATGCCGGGGCGGGGTGCTGATCGAGCATCTGCGCAACGCCAGCGTGACCTGAGGGAGGGCCAATGTTCAAGATCCAATATCGCATGACCGGCGAGGGCGACTGGGCCGATGATGAGCGCCGCTTTTCGACGGAAGCGGAAGCCGAAGCCGCCGCCAACCGGATGAAGCTGTTCGTCTCCGTCGAAACCCAAGTCGTGCCGGGGGAGTGAGGGGGCATGCATGACACCAGCAACCCCCTAGCGCAGATCGCATGGACGATCCTCGCGAGCTTCGCGGGGGCGTTGACGGCGCTATCGTTCAGGCCCTTTCGAAACATGACCCGAGGGGAGATATCCCTCGCCCTGACCGTGGGGGCGACTTTCGCGATCTTCGTCGGCCCCTGGGTTGCGCAAATGATCTACGGCAACGGCCCCGTCGATATCCGGGTCCTCGGCGGGATTTTCTACCTGATGGCCTCGGGATCGAACATTCTCGTTCCTCTGGCGATTAAGAAGCTCAGCTCCCTCGTCGGGGTCAAGGCTGAGGAGAACGAGCGATGACCTGGCCAATCCTGAATATGCTGTGCAGCCTCACCGTGGCTGTGATCATCGGCTACAAGCTCTTCTGCCGGCCGCAAGCTTTCACGCTTATGGAGCGCATTGGAATGGGCGTGCTCGGCGCGGGGATGATCCTGACGGTTGGTCCGATCATGTCAACGACGCCAACTCCCTTCGAGGACTGGAGCGGGACCCTGCTACGCCTCGGGTGCGCGGTCTACTTTCTCGGCCGGCTGATGAAGCACCGACATAACAACGCCGCTGCGGTGAGGCAGGCTCGCCGTCATCTGGAGAGCAAGTGACATGACCCGCGCCGAGGCCGTGAGCGGTCAAAAGCCGATGTCGAAGGTCGCGAACCTCACTTTGCGCCAAGCCGACAAAGCGGTGAAAAACTATCTCCGCCGCCAGCCCTACACGGAGGAGGGCCTTAAGCGAATCCCCTGCCGGCAATGCGGCGCCCCGTCCGAACATCAATGGCATCTGCGGCCATGCGCGATCGGGCGATACGCCTGGTACGGCCTCTGCAAGGAACACGACCTCGAGCTGAACCGCATCGTCATGGAGTTCATGAAGGTGGACGGCCGGGAACGGCTTCTGTCCGAATATGCTGAAAGGGACGCTGCATGAGCTACCCAACGGATACGGCGCTCATCTTCGCTCTGACACGATCGAGGGGGTTTCGTGTCGGGATATTGCTTGCCGTGGTCGCCGTGTTTCTGGCGATCGGGGTCGTTGCAATCGGCCTGCCGAGCTAGTCCAGAGTGGGATAGTCCGAAACATTCCGTCGAAAAGTCGGTTGCTATCTAGTTATGCTGCAGGCCCTAGAACGGGCAGCGGCCGATAGGCGTCACGTTGTCACGCGTGGCGGGCATCGCTTTCAGCCTCGCCAGCGCGTCTGCATCGCACTCGGGGCAGTATGACGTGCCGACGCCTTTCCATGTGCCGCAGTCGCATACGGGGCTGGCATGGAAAGCGTCCCGCGCCTCCTCGTCCTCGACCTCGCGATCAACCGTATCGTAGGCGTCCAGTAGCTTCTCAGCCTCGGCCATGCACCTGGTGGCTTCCTCGCCCTCGCTGTCGAGGAGGCGACGCATGACATCGCGGAATTCGGCGAGCGTGGTTTCCAGAATGTAGATCGCCACGTCGCGCGGATCGAACGGGCCGCTGCCGTCTCCATCGCCATATTCAGGGGCTGTTTTCAGGGCTGCTGACATGATTCGATCCTAGTCGTTTTCGGCTGAAATGCCAGCTTTTCCTTGCGATTCGTGGGCATCCTGCTACCAGTAGTTCATGGTTGCGGCGGCGGCATCGCCATCAGAGCGAGACGATAGATCACCCGTCGCGGCCTGTAAAAAGGAGAATGCGCGATGCCGTGGTTTCCAGACTTTGACGACTGACATGATCGGCGACCGCAACTTCGACGACATCCGCGACCTGTAGCGACCTGTAAAGCGAGTTAACACGCCTGCGACCTCATGTTCGAAAATCCCCAAGACCCTAACACACATCCCCTCTGGCATAGAGGGGTAGTGTCGATGGGGTTAGGCGGGGGGATCGTCCAGCGGTTTCCAGTGCGTCGGGCGCATCGGCCATCCTCCAGGTTCGGATCGCCACTCGCCAAGTCGCTCGTTCCAAGCTCCGGTGATCACCGGGTAGCGGGCCTTCGGATAATTGGTGCCGAGCAGCTTCCGCTTCTTGTCCTTCAGCGCCGTCGAGATTGGCTGCCAGTCGCTCACTTTCCGTCTCCAGGTTCAGCCGTCGCCATGCCGGGAGGATCGGGAAGCGGCATCCAATGCGTGGGAGGAGCCCGCCCTGGCTGATTGCATATGAGCCACCGGCCCTTTCCCTCTTGGTTCCAGCTCCCGCCTTCATCGCGATCCGGGAGCCATCGAGCGAACGCAACGTCTCTTAGACCGCGCCACCCTGCTATAATCTCATGGCGCCAGACCCAGATGTTCGCGTCAGGCGGGTACTTCTTCTTCGGCGCAGTTTCAATTGGCAACCAGTCCATTCCTCATCCTCTCTTCACCCTGGGTAAGCCGTGCAGATTATGGGCGCATCCGCTGCGCGGACCGCGTGCTATGGCTTCGCCACGGAGCCAGCTTCGCCGTCTCCGCCCATTCGGGTAACGCCCGCTTGCGCGTCGGCGCGGCCAAAGCTCTTCGCCTCCATGTAGGTGTGGACCAGCTCGCTCATGATCATGTCGTCGTCGTACTCGGGCGGCGCGTAGATATTCCAAACTCTCTCCGGCGTCCGAAAGGGATGGAGATTATAGCGAAAGCGCTGTATCTGAATCGTCTCTTCCACGACAGGCTCTTTGGAGATGCTGGTGAGCGGTGGCGTGACCGCGAGAAGATGATATTCGTGAGCGGGCAAGTTCGAACATCGCCCCGCCCATGGCCCATCTATGAAGTAGCAGTTTTCCATCGTCATTCTCCTATGCGAAATGCGATACCCACCCGTGAGGGCGGAGACAACGAAGATTGGCTCCGTTCATGGGTAGCGCGGTGCCGAAGGCATTCGCCCGGCAACGTGGCCCGCTTGCGCTTCGAGCAACTCAGCCGCTTCGCCTAGCGTCGTCGCGCTAATGCGGTATTCTGGAGAGCGAAGCTGCGTCAAGAGTTCCAGCGGGACGGGTCTCGCTATGGAGCGCCGAGCGAGCCGTTCGACCAAGTCGCCGGCAATGGTGTATTTCGCCCAACGCTCTTTTGTGCCGAATGCCGCCGCCGAGATACGCGCCACCTCTGTTCGCAGTTGATCGAACAGCGCCTCGGTCGATTCCAGTGAGGCCGCAGCGGCCATGTTAGTCCTCCTATGCGACAGTTGATTGAAGCCTTTGGTCGAGACGGGAAGGGGTCATGCCTCTCACAGCTTCTCCATCTCGCGTTCGAGCCAAGCGATGTCCTCAGCGAGCACGTCGATCAGGCGGCGGTCACCCGCGATGCAGCCTTGGAGAATATCAATCCCGTTGCTGGTCAGGCTGCCGCTGCATCCTTCGAGCCGCTTCAGCCGTTCGATGACGTGCTCGCGGTCCGCGATATACTCGTCGCGCAAATCACCAATCTGCTCCCTGGCACTTTTCGTCATCGTGAGCTCCCTTCCGGAATGTTAAGTCTCTCTATCTCTGCCAGCAATTCTGGCGCGCGCTCGAACCATTCGCCGTGGAGGCGGTGCGCGGCAAAGCGCCGGTGATAGTCGCGCTCCGTCAGCACGTCGCCAACGCGAATGGCGAGTAGACGAAGACGGAAAGGTGAAGCAGTCTGGAGGGCTGTTAGTCGAGACTTTGGCGACGCGGATATTCCGATTTTGATGGGCCCATCGTCCGCTCCGATGAAATAGATGCGGGTAGGGCAGCCTGCCTCAGAGAGGGTTTCACTGGCGGCGGTCCAGAGAGCGCGCTTGACCCGCGGGCGCGGTGTAGAGTCGCGAGACCATGGCGGTCTCGGCGCCTGCCGATCGAAAGCATACTGGAAACGGGCATAGGACATCGGCGTAGCGCAGAACAGAACTTCCGGCCGTTTTGGGGTGCCGTCCGGTTCAAAAAAGCCATCGCGAATGTAGGGGCGCATGAAGACAGGAACCCTCTCCCAAGAGCCATCATCTTCCTTGACCAGTGCATCCAGCCAGCCTTCCTCTGTGACCGGAAACTGAGCATAATCGATTTCTCTGGTCCGCACTTGGTCCGCAGAATCGTTCACGTTCCCGCTCCATTCACGTTTTCGGATGGTCCGTTCCGCAGCGATTGCGCAGTGCGATGACGGCAAACCGAACGTTTACACCGAGAGGGTCGGCGGTTCGAGCCCGTCAGCGCCCACCAGCCTTCGCTAAAGCTACGGCTGGCAAGCCGGCGCGTGCTTTGGCTCACAGGCTGCGGATCAGCTTCACGGCCACCGCCGCCCAGGGGGGATCGGCGACGACCGCCTGGCGCTGGCCCGCGCCGAGCGGGAGGAGGTGGAGCTTTCCCCCGGGCTGCCCCGGGGCAGGCTCCTCGCGGCCGATCAACCGGCCGAACAGGAAGCGGTCGCCCGGACGCGGCACCAGGACGTCGCGGTTAAGCACGCCGGCATAGCCCGCGGGATCGACGCGATGGAGCCAGATCTCGTCGCCGCTACGATAGTCGCCGATCCCCGATGCCACGGTCATCGCGACCAGGCCGGGAGCGGCCGAAGGCGGGATCGCCACGCCTTCGCGCCGCGGCGCGTGAGCGCCGTCATGATCGAGCGTCGCGGCGACCGGGATGTCCTGGCGGTCCGGCAAGGTGACGAGCTCCGCGGCATCGACGCCCAACGCCTTGGCGATCCGGTTCAGCCAGCCGACCGAGACCGTACGGATGCCGGTTTCCAGCCGTCCGATCGTCTGCGGCGTGGTCGGGGGGTCGCAGCGGTCGGCGACGTCCTGGAGGGTCATCTTGCGAGCGCGGCGCACGGCGCGGATGCGGGTGATCAT